CGGTATATCTGGAGATTACAGTGAAAACTTAGAGGGATGTTTTGTTCAGAAAAACGAGTCAAGAAAATCAACTTGTTTGAAATGTATAAAAATTTTTAATAAAGAAAATGGCAATTTCATATAACGAAACGGCATACCCGAAGTTTCGCATGGTAGTGCGGAATTTGGGCGAGCGTTCAGCGAGCCGGGTATGCGTTGTTGTACGACGTAAACGGGCGACTAAACTGGAGGGATGTATGGATAAAAGATTATTACATTTATGCAAAGTTGAATATTTGTTAGAACAACCTGATTTCAGCGGGCATATAAAACACGTTGATTATTGGTACAGAAAAATATTCAATAATCGGAGGGGAAAAAGTGCGACAGAAAGGTATAACGAACGGAAAGTAAAAAGCTAAGCCCGTTTATTTCGTATAACGATAATCGGCGTTTAAGACGTTATTTAATTTTTACAGAAGGAGATTAAAAGATGAGTAGTGGATTAAATTGGGATGTCAGAATTGAACAAGAAATCATGGTACTTAAAAGTAGAGTTGATGAATTAGAAAAATTAAATAATGTGGCGGAGCCGGACTTGAACGCCGTGTTACATGAAGTTGCAGAATTTACAGAATATTTAGAAAAAGAAATACAAACATATCGGGATATAATGAACAAGCCTATCAACCAGTATATTCCGTGTTTAGATAATTTAATAGCAAAATATCAAATGATGGCATTGATGGTAGTATTGGAAAATTTTAAAAAGAAATTATGCAATTTTATGTAATAAGGGATATCGGCAACAGGTTAGATATACCTTAAATTAAAGGGATAACAGAATGACAGGCAAAGAACAACTTGAATACATACTTAAAGATTTAAAATTGAAATATGAGATTGAATATAAATTCGATTCAAAAAGAAAATGGAGATTTGATTATTGCATACCGGAGAAGCGGGTCGCAATCGAATATGAGGGCGGGGTATTTACGAACGGCGGGCATACGAGAGGATCGGGTTATTCAGATAACTGCGAAAAATACAACGCCGCCGCTATTCAGGGGTGGCGGGTATTAAGATACACGGTAAAGAGTTTGAGAAATTCAAAGGCAGTAGCGGATGAAATAGTCAGGGCGATAATGGCAAGTATTTTTTGAGGTGGATATGAATTTTAAAATTCGATGTAATCCGGGGAGTACGGATGCGGAGGTGATAATTGTGAAAATAAATGAAAAGCTCAATAAGAAGTTTATGTTTTGCGAGACTACAGATTGCGGAAATAGAGCCTCAGAAAAACATCATATTTTTTCCGACAAGAAGCAAAATAGAAAATTATATGGCACGTTAATAGATCACGATAACAATATTCAATTTCTATGTTACAACTGTCATCATTTTAAACCGTTAAAGAAATTCACAGAGGTTGAATTTTGCGAAGCTGTAGAAATTGAGCCATTGAGTAAAACCGGACAACAAAAAAAGAGGTTCGGATAAAAAATAAAAGTATCAATACTTATTTATAATTATATATACTTTCAACGGAGGGGGGAATGAGGAAAACGACAAAATAAATTCATAGATGTGAGGTATATTGCAGTTGACAGGTTTATTAAAATATATTACATTGTCAGAAAAATAGGAGAATATGGCAATGTGGAAACAAATTAAGGGTTACGAAGGTTTTTACGAAATAAACGAAAATGGGAAAATTAAAAGTTTGGAAAGGAGCGAACAAACAAGAGGAAGATTCGGGATGATGACAAGGCATAGAAAAGAAATGATTTTATCTCAAAATTTAACTCCGAATGGATATTGTATAATTGAATTAAATAAAAACAAAGTATCGAGAAGACATTTAATTCATAGACTCGTCTACGATAATTTTATAGGAGATTTGATAAAAGGCAAATTAATTCATCATAAAGATGAGAATAAAAAAAATAATCATTATTTCAATTTAGAACAAATATCTTTTATAACGCATAACAATATTCATAAACACGAAGCATGGAATAAGGGATTAAAGGGATTTAGAATTGGAGAAAAAAGAGATCCAAATTGGTATAACGGTGTAAGAAAAAAAGTAAAATGTGTTGAAACTGGAGAAGTTTTCGATTCTGTTAATTTAGCGGCATTTGCAGTGGGTTTAAAAGCAAATTCTATAAGTAGGGCTTTACACAATAATAAATATAGGGCAGGGAAATATCATTATGAAATCATTAAAGATGCCATGTGATGTAATGACAAGGACAGTGGGTTATTTTGCTGTAGTGAGACAGATGAATGCTGGTATTAAAGAGCAAGTAAAAGATAGATATAAATATCATGAAGCAGACGTAATAAAAGCACTGGAAGCAAAGCCACGTAGTTTACGGGCTATAACGATATAAGGTGAACGGTATTGAAAAGACGTTAAAGGATATGTTCCTATCGTGGGCCGGGGTATGGATGCCTCGGCCCTACAGGAGGGTAGATGGACGCGGAAAAAGAATTTGTTAAGAAGTGGGAATTTGAAAAAAATATTGTTGTTTTGATGAGTGAATATTTTAATCAATTTAATGAACGGTTGACTGCTGAAAAGTATAAACAGATGATAAAAAATTATTACGCAGAGGAGGGTGTACGATGCGAATTATAATTGTCATATCTTGCGCGGCAATTTTAATCAGTGGGTGTGTGATATTATTAACGTGTTATTTAAATACAGGTCACGAGATAGGAAATCGTAATCACATAAACAAGCGGATAATAGAGATGTTCAATGCTGGGCGGGCTGACGATGTTTATAATTTTTATAATGGATTTATTAAGAATAGGATTGCGACAATTTATATAATTAACACGGCTTTAATTTATAAAATCCCTGTCCATTATTTTATCGGATTGGCTTATCAGGAGAGCAGATTTGATTTTGACGAAATATCAAAACGTAATACAGACGGGAGTATAGACATCGGTGGATATCAACTAAACAGCAACCAATATAAAAAATACAAAATAGATTACCTGCTGGAATTGGAAAACAATATTAGACTGGCAGGGTCGCACTTAACGGCCAATTATTTACAGGCGGGTGACTGGTATACGGCCCTCGGAATTTACAATTCGGGAAACGAAAATAATATCAATTTCAGGCACGTCCGAAACATACTGCTTTATGCGGACAAATTGGACGAGAGTTTTGCGGAAAAATTTTGATTGATAATCTGGATTTAAAATATAGGATGGACAAAAAAGAAAGCCATATAATATGAGAAAACCAGCCATTGTGAGCGAGCCAAAAAAAGCGAGAAAACCAGAGACGGGGAGCGAGCCAATAAAAGAGAGAAAACCAATAGATGTGAGCGAGCCATAGGTGCTGAGTAAACCACTAACAATGAGCGTTTTTCAAACTACGGCGAAGTCGTAGAAAAGTTTCAAAAAATAAAACCGAGGTGACCTTGATGGTTACTAAAAAAGTAAAAGCAGTTGAGTTAATATTCGATTGGAATTTATGGCCACGACATGAAGCCGGGGAATTAGATTCAACGAATATCTCAAAAATGAAACAAGCGATATTGGCAGGAGTAAAACTTCCGCCGGTTATCGTAAATGAAAAAGACAATAGAATTGTGGACGGCTTTCACAGAGTGCAAACAGTTCTAAATCTTTACGGAGACGATGCAGAAATTGAAGTAATTTACAAGACTTACAAAAACGATGCTGAAATGTTTATCGAATCCGCAAGGATGAATAATCAGCACGGCCTTCCACTTTCCCCACGAGATCGCGCTCATGTAATATTAAAAGCGCGTAGATTTAAAATTCCATTTCCGGCGATTGCCGAAGCTCTCGGACTTGAAGTTGAAGAGGCAAAGGCTTTTCTTGCTAAAAGGACAGCCAAAAATAGAGACGGCGAAATTGTGACTTTGTCGGGCGGGGCATTATCTCTCGCGGGAAAAGTATTAACAGCAAAGCAAGAAGAGTACATCAAGAAATGTCCGGGGACAAGCGCACAGCTTTACACGCGGCTTTTATTAAACGCGCTCAATGCTGATGCTGTAATTTTCACTGATAAAATTCTTGAAACATTATTGCAGTTAAAAAATAAGATTGAAAAAATACTTGCGGAGGCGGCATAATGGAAGATAAAAAAAATCAGTCTCTGCAAATATTAACACGGGCGTATTATGATTATCAGAGAGAGAGAATTTCACTTGATGGACAGATAGGGCGGCGTAAAGATGGAGAGTTAAAAAAGAACACACCGGACAGAGACGAATCAATGTTGATTTCTCTCATGGAAAGGCGGGCAGTAATTGAAGAAATGGAAAATCAGATAGGGAAGGACATTGCAAAGGAAGTTCACTTAACGCCGCTATGGAAGGAATTTCTTGTCAACGTCAAAGGATGCGGCGAAGGAATGGCCGCCGTGATAATAACTCAATTTGATATTCATAAATCTTTAACGGTGAGTAATATGTGGAGTTTTGCCGGACTTGCGCCGGGAAAAGATAGACGTGTCAAAGGGCAGAAATGCACATACAATCAATTTTTAAAAGCAAAGATGTGCGGGGTACTTGGAAGCGGATTTTTGAAAGCCAATAGTCCTTACAGATCGTTTTATGATGATATGAAACACCGGCTTGAATCGGCGGACTGGGGAACTTTAAGCAAGAATCCGACAGACAAGAAAAGACCGAAAGCCGGACATCAGCACAAAGCCGCCAACAGGTATATGGTCAAGATGTTCATAAAAGATTTATATGTTGCATGGAGGACACTGGAGGGGTTGCCGGTGAGAGAGCCGTATCAGGAGGAGTATCTAAATAAAAAACATACGGTATAATTGAGGTTGCCACAGGGAAAGAGAAAACCATTGACGAAGAGCGAGCCATAATCGGTGAGAAAACCATGACCATAGAGCGAGCCATTTTTTATGAGTAAACCAGCGAATAAGAGCGAGCCACAACATAAGAGAAAACCAGAACCTGTGAGCGAGCCATCTACAACGAGAAAACCAATTGGCGTGAGCGAGCCAAATAATGCGAGAAAACCAATGAAGCCGAGCGAGCCATTTCACCTGAGAAAACCATGATAAACGAGCGAGCCATCGGGCGGGAGAAAACCAGCAACCGTGAGCGAGCCAAAGCGATAGAGAAAACCAGTGTAAAAGAGCGAGCCATCAATAATGAGAAAACCAAAAATTTCGAGCGAGCCAACAAAGTAGAGTAAACCAGCGATAATGAGCGAGCCAAAATATGTGAGAAAACCATTAAAGAAGAGCGAGCCACTTAACAAGAGAAAACCAGTCAAGGAGAGCGAGCCAGTTTATGGGAGTAAACCATGGTGTTGGAGCGAGCCATAACAGAGGAGAAAACCACTTTCAATGAGCGAAATATAAAGGGGCAGAAAAGCCTCTTTATATTTTTATACTTGACAAATTAAACATTATTATCATAATGTACTGAATGAAAATAAAATAAAATCAAAGGAGAAACAAATGAAAAAAATAATTACGCTTTTAATTTTTCTATCGGTTGCTTTTTGTGCGGTTGCTCAGGAGGACGCTCCAGACTGGGTACGCAACATGAGACAAAAAAACAGTCAGACATCATTTATCAATTCAATAAAAATTTTGGAAACTGGCAACAAAGGAAAATATGTAATGACCGTGATGTGTATCGGCAATAAAAAATATTTATTCGTGAACGGCAATTCAACAGTCGTAATGCCGATAGGCGAAGAATGTGAATAGTCAATTTTGTTTATATTGCCGATTTAGAAGTAATGAAGGATATTGCCATTGTCCGGATGCTAAAATATTATTTCCAAAACCGACATCGGACACAGTATCTTTTATTTATAGTTACAATGAGGATGGATGTTTAAAAGTAAGTGATTATTTTGCGTGCATTTATTTTATAACTCATCCGCGTTATATAGATTATCCGCAAGAGATAGGGCAGGGATAATATAAATGAAATTTAAGAATTTACTGACAGATAAAAAAATCGCAATCATCCAATGTCGCATGGGTAGTAATCGCCTGCCCGGCAAAGTCCTTGCTGATATCGGGGGCAACCTTTCTCTCGATATTCTCATAAGCAGACTTCAAAAATCAAAGCTGATAAATAAAATTGTTTTAGCGACTACATTAAATAAAGAAGATGATATTCTTGAATATTTCGCTCAGGCAAAAGGTATATCCATTTATAGAGATAACGCGGATGTATTAAAAAAGGTCTGTAATACGGCGGATAGTTCCAAAGCAGACTTGATAATTGACGTAACCGGAGACTGTCCTTTTATTGATCCGGTGGAAATCGACAAGCTGATTTTAAAATTGTATTTATTTGATTGCGATTACGTCAGCAATATTTTTCCGCGCAACTTGCCGATAGGATTTGACATTCAGGTTTACAAAAAAATTATATTAACCCAGATAAATACATTTGTAATTGATAAAGCACATCGCACTCATTCAGGTTGGAATATTTTGAACAAAGCGGAAATGCTGGGATTAAAAATAAAAAACAACAAAATAATAAAAAGATTTTATCATCCCGAATGGCGGATTGTACTTGATTACATGGAGGATTTAATCTTGCTCAATAAGATTTACAATCATTTCGGGCATATAGATTTTTCACAGTGGGACGTAATCCGGCTACTTGAAAAGAATTTAGAGTGGTTGGATATAAATAAAAATTGCAGGCAGAAAAAACCTGAGGAAATTTAATTTGCCATATCTGTAGAGAAAACCAAGATAATAGAGCGAGCCAACAACCGGGAGTAAACCAATAACAATGAGCGAGCCAAAAGGCAAGAGAAAACCAGTGGAATTGAGCGTATTTTAAAAATTATTAAAAAATTAAACAGTGGGTATAAATATGTACAATGTTTTGATTGTCGGAGCTGGCAGTGTCGGAACTTCCAAGCCGGATAAGTACGATTCACCGCTGACAGAAAATATCCTTACACACGCGCACGCGGTTTATAATAATGACGATTTAAAACTCATCGGGGTTGTCGATAAGGATTTAAAGAAAGCAAAAAAAGCCGGTGACAAATGGAGTTGTAATTATTACGGAAATATAAACGAGTGTAAAGATAAGATTGATATCGTAGTTTGTGCGGTCAACACCGAATATCATAAAGAGGTGATGAAGCAGATTATACAAATTGATCCGCGTATTGTAATTGCTGAAAAGCCATTGACGAATAGTTATAAAGATTGTCAATACATAATTGATTTATACGCTGGAAACGGAATCCCGATTGCAGTAAATTTTCCGCGCCGGTATATCCCGGAGATTCAAAACTTAATGATATCTTTACGCAAAAGAAAAATACAGAATATAAATGTCCAGTATGTCAGAGGCTTCCAGCGGGACGCCTGCCATGCGATAGATTTACTCAATCAATTTCTCGGTGAATATAAAGACGGATGGATTTTAAATGTTGAAGAGATACTTGATAATCCAGATGACGCGACTTTGACAGCACATTTAATTTATGACAAATGTGATAACGTAATAATTCAGGGATGTAACGGAAAGCATTATTCGGTATTCGATATTAAGATCATGGTTGATAACGGGCTGATTGAAATAAAATCACATAGTAGCGTAGTTTATTTTTACGGGTTAAAGGCGACAGAGTATGGAAATTTCAAATCGCTTGATTATGGATTTGACGGATTTTACACAAGCATGAATAAGCATTTAATTTATCTTTACAAAAATGTCGTCAATCATTTAAAGCATAAAGAAAAATTGATATGCACTGGCGCGGACGCGTTGAAGGTGCAGAAAATTTATAAGGAGATCGGATTATGAAACTCGCCATAAATGGAGGCCCAAAAATCCGCACAAAGCTATTTAATCCGCAACCTTCCATCGGAGTTGAAGAGATCGCGGCGGTTACGAAGTTTATAACTCAGGACGATGTTTTACTTTCGGGGTTTCGCGGGAATAATACGGATGCCTTCTGGGGCGGGCCACAGGTCAGAAAGTTTGAAGCTGACCTCGGAAAATATCTTGGTTGCAGTCAGGTGCTTGCTGTCAATTCTTGTACGTCCGCGCTTCATATTGCTTGTGGGGCAATCGGTTTAAAGCCTGGAGATCAGGTAATAGTTACGCCGTGGAGTATGAGCTGTTCGGCAACCGCGCCGATGGTGTACGGTGCAATCCCAGTATTTGCAGACATTGAAAAAGATTTTTTCTGCCTTGATCCTGAAAGCGTAGAATCTAAAATCACAGACCGGACAAAGGCGATAATCGTAGTTGATTTATTTGGATTGCCTTACGATGTCGAGCGGATAAATGCGATTGCAGAAAAGCATAATCTTTATGTAATAGAGGACGCGGCGCAGGCTCTGGGATCGGAATACAACGGCAAGAAGTCAGGAACGCTCGGGCATATCGGATGTTTTTCTTTTACGCAGGGGAAGCATCTAACTTGTGGAGAGGGCGGGGCGATAGTGACAGCGGATAAAGATTTATATTTAAAGTGCGCCGCGTTACGGAATCATATCGAGGCGGTTACAAACGGGATGACCGATAAACAACTTGTAAATTATTACGGTGTATCAATGGCTGGATACAATATGAGAATGACGGAATTAAACGCGGTGATAATGCAGGAGCAGTTGAAAAAACTTGATGGCTATGTTAAAGATAGAATTACAAATGCTGAATTTCTTTATAAAGGCATTTGTGAAATACCATTCATAAAATCCGCATTCGAAATAACACCGCCATTTCCGGAAGGAGATAAATGTCGGACTGAATGGATTGGATTCGACAATTATCCTCATTCATTCTATTGTCAGGCTTTTCATTATGATAATAATTTATCTGATGGGATACACCGGAATAAATTTATCGAAGCTGTCAAGGCGGAACTGGTCGGGGATAGACAGCGGATTGACAGAGGCGTTCCGATATCAACCGGTTACATAACACCGCTTTATAAGTTTCCGGTATTCCAATATAATCTGCATTGGACACTTCAACAGCACAAGACGGATTATAGAGACGTATTTTTGCCGGTTGCCGAAGAGTTACACAATAACGAATTATTTATCAGCCTTTATCATGGGCTTGATTTAGACCTTGACGATTTAATGGATATTGTAAACGCATTTAAAAAAGTTGCTGATAATATGGATGAATTGAGAACAAAATAAAATAAAAATAAAAGGAGATAGTATATGTTTAAAAGATTTAAAAGAGTAATAAAATCATGGTGCGGGATAGCTCTTGATAATTTGGAAGAGCCGATATCAACAATGGAAGCAATCATTGAAGAATCGAAAGGGGCTATTTACAAGCTGTATGTAAGTCTTGAACAGGTCAAGGAATCAATTTTAAAACTGGATAAAGTAAAATCAGATACTATATCGCCTGAAATGTTGGCAAAGGAAAAAGAAAACCTTAAAAAGTATGAAGAGAAATTAACAAAAGATATTTCTAAGTATAAAACAAAAATATTAGAATATAGCCGTAAATTGGAATACATGAAAGCCAAGAATGAAGCCCTTTCCGCTATACTTAAAATTAAAGAGAATATATCAAATGTAAACTCGTCAAATGCGATATCTACATGGAACAGGATGGAAAAGAAAATATCGAATAAAGAAATAAAAATAAAAGCCTATGAAGACATGGACGATTTTGAAGTTTAAAGTTAGATATGTATTATTGTCGTTTATATTTCTGTATGGATGTGTCAACGGCAAAGGATGTAATGAAAACTATATTGAAGATTTGCCTGAAGTTTATTTCGATGCTTATACTTTTATAATAAATGGCGAATCTATAAACAAAGAAAGTAATTATTACAATATCCCATATTCAACAAAATGTCCTTGCGATATAAACGATAATAATACAACGTCTAATCTCAAAATTATAAATAAAAATAATGGAGAGAAAATAGAGGATTTAAAAGTTACTCAAGACGGAGTGAAAACAAAAATAGGTTTAATATTTAGAGTTGTAAGTAGCGATAGTACGGCATATAGTACAAAGCTAAAGATAGTATATTACGAATATGATATTACTGAAAAAGAAAATGACATGAGTTATATTATAATACTTTTATGGTTAGCTGGCGTAATGATTATGATACTTATTGCTGCGTTATATGTAATAGACGCAGGTCTAAAATATAGAGACAGGAAAGAAAGAGAAAAAATCAATGATGTAACAAAAAGAAATATAGTAGAATTTATAATTAAATCTGAAAAATATTGATATGAATATGCTTGTATATATTATTTTTATACCTATTCTGTTATATACTTTTTATGTTATATACGAAGACATTATGAAGGATAAAAAAATTATGATAGCAAAAAATTACAAGATTGATAAAATAAGACATGAAAGAGATATAATAAATATGGTAATGAAGTCAGATGAATTTTAGGAATAATTAAGATGAATAAAAAAAACACAGTAACACTTATCCCGATGTTTTACCACGAGATTTATTTAAAGTTAATTTCAAACTGGCGGAATATGCCGGAAGTGAAAAAGACTTTAAGATCGTACCTTGACACGAATCAAGACAATCAAAAAGATTTTGTCGACAGGATAAGAAAATCCAATGATATGTATTATTACATAATGCAATCAGAGACTAACGATTCGAGTTACACCGATAAAGAATACAACACCGATCCACGTAAATATATAAATACGCTTGTTGGATATTGTGGACTGGATAAAATACATCAGGCAAACAGGACGGCGGAAATAAGTCTTTTAATCGCGCCTCAATTTCAAAGGGCTGGTCACGGACTGAGCGCGGTAAAATTATTGTTATTAAAAGCGTTCGATGAAGTGAATTTGAATTTGATATTTGCAGAGACTTACTTCGGCAAGGAGTTCTGGATTAAGTGCGGATTTAAACAGGACGGCATAATGAGAGATCGGAAATATTATGCAGACAAGTATCATAATTCTTATATGCTAAGCATAACAAGACAGGAGTTTTACAAATGAATAATATTTTTATTTTAGATTTTGGTAGTGGAAATACTTGTAAAAATAATTATGTTACAATTCAGCGGATGATAGACGAGATTGCGGATATAGATTATGATAGAAAGTTTATAATTAAATATCAGCTTTTTGAAAAGGCTGGAAATAACATACCTCTTTTTCTAAGCTGTTTTAATAAGGCTTATGAATATGCTGAAAAACTCGGATATCAGACTACAGCGAGCGTTTTTGATATTAACAGTTTGAACTTTTTAATGAATTTCGACGTGCCATTTATAAAAATAGCTAACCGTCCAGAATTATATCATCTTATCGGAGAAGTACCTCGGAAAATACCAGTATTGACAAGTGTCAAAGATCAATGGTATAATCCGATAGATGTGCAATTTTCAAATACTTTGGCCTGCGTTTCAAATTATCCGGCGAAGATAGAATATTACGAAAAGAATTTCTCAGTCAATATTTTAAAAGCCGGAATCAGCGATCATACGGAGGGCTGGGATCTGTTTGAAAAGTATCTGCCACGGATTTATGAATGTCATTTTTGCTTAGAACATGATAACAATAATCCAGACGCGGGGCCATTTGCGAGAACGCCTGAGATGTTAAAAAAAATACTCGGAGTTATGAAATGAAAATAGAATTAGATGAAAAATGTGTATTTACATATTCCAAAGAAGATTTGAGTATTCATATTCATAGACATACAGAAAAAAGATATTCTGGTAAAGTAGAATATGAAGGCAGTTTACGATTTTTCGATAAAGCACAAATGTCACAATTTTTAGAAATGATGGAATTATGTTTAAATAAATAAAGTGAACAATTGCATATAACATATGAGTTATAAAATGAAAAAAATTCAGTCGTGTTTAAAACAATGTAAGGAGAATATTCATGTTTAGAACATGGTGGATAATAATATCGGGTGTGGTAGTATTAGCGTCGGGCGTATATCTTGTTATTAAAAACGAATATCATGTTATCATTATTATATTATGGATATTTTGGTATATAGATAGAATGATGGAAGATTTAGAAAAAGAAGGCCGGAAACTGCAAAAGAAATATGATGATTTTAGAAAACGCCATGGAATATAAATAGGAGATATTAAATGAAAAAGATTGCAGTAATACCCATCAGAGACGATTCGACCAGACTGGAAAGGAAGGCCACCGGATTTAAACTTTACAAGAATTTTACGCCGATTGAATGTATTATGAAACGGCTCGAATTAAGCAAAAGGCTTGATGATATTATCTTCATATCACCGGCCACGGCGATAAATAAAAGTATAGAAAAGATATGTAAGAAAAACGGGTATAAATACTATGCAGGGTCAACGAACGACATATCAAGACGCGCTCTCGAAGCGGTTGAATACTCAGATTGCTGTATGGTTGACATTACGGGCGATTGTCCGCTTGTCGATCCGCTTCAGGTAGACCGGCTTTTATTCGAGTATGAACGGAATAAGAAAAGTTGGCCAGATATTGAATATCTTTATATTACGAACATCTTGACAAGATCGTATCCGGACGGATTTGACATTCAGGTATTCGATTCAAAGCTCTTGGAATTGGCGCGTAACATATCAATTGATAAAAAAGAAATTACAAATTACGGCTGGGATATAATGCACTATTCAGGATATATCAATGCTGATTTTCGGATATTGAATTTCCCGGCAAGTGAGGAGTATTGGTTTCCGAGGTGGGGATTGACTCTTGATTATCAAGACGATGTTTTTCTATTACAAAAAGTATATCAGCATTTTGATAATTTCAAGTTCACCTGCGAGGATGTAATAGAGTTCATCAAAAAGAATGAAAATATATTAAAAATAAACGAAGAATGTGAAAGGAAAATATCGGGGGAATAAATTATGAATACAGCATCTTTCAAATTATCGAAATTGGATTTATTTGAATTGATAGGAATGCCTTTTCTTCTGGCTGATATACAAAAAATAGAAGTATACCACGATCATTTGAAAATATTTATTGCAGGAATAGACAGCAGGATTCCAGAAGGTGAAAATTTTGAAGAGAGTTATGTAATCCATAAAAAGACCGAAGCGTATTTTAAAAAGATTGAGGTATAATAATGCAGATTGGTGAAACACGGCACGCGGAAGTAATGTATTATGAACATAATACAGAATGTGATATGTGTGATAAAAAATCATCTTGCATTATTATAAAAACGCTCGGAACTGATTGTTTATGTATCTGTATAGATTGTCTTGAAAATATAGTAAAGGAAAGTGGATTATAATGTTAGGTATATCAATAGGCTCTGTTCACAAGATAGTCGGAGACGATAAAGACCGCAACGAATATATAAAGTATATCAGAGATTGCGGATTAAAATTCGAGGCGATTGAATTGAACGCGCTTTGTAGTGACTTCAGATTGACCAATGATAACAGGACTTATTTAGATACGATGAAGCACGTATCAATTCACTTGCCGGTTGTGGATTATGATTTCTGGAAAGTATTACAGCAATATGATTTTAAATACTGGGTGGGACATTCCGATGTAAATTATAACGATGAAGATTTAATTGAAATTGAAGACGACGATATTATGCTAATTGAAAATCTGGATGCAGAAACATTATTAAAAATACCGGAAAATTATTTTAATGAACTCATAGAGAATTTTGATATCTGCTTCGACATATCCCACGAATTAAGCAAAGGACTTGACCTCTGCAAGTTTAACCTTGCTATGTATAAAGACAAAATAAAAGAGATACACATATCCGGATATAACAAAAAATGTCACGTACCTTTTTATTATGGGACACTACTTGAAATAGCAGAGTCATTAAAAAGGAATAATCTTTTAGAACTTCCGATAATCATGGAATATAATTTCGATAATCTTGAAGAAATGGAACATGAATATAATTTATTAAAGGAAACATTATGTATAAAATAGAACCGTTGACTAAAGAACACAATTATAAAAAAATTGCTGGATGGTTTAATGATCCGATATTAAATAAATATACAAGCCATAGAACGAAAAATATGTCTGATGAAGATGTGCAATATTATATTTATACTCTTGAAATTGTAGAAAATAAAAAAGCGTGGGCTATTTATGAAATATTTACTTTTTGCGGAACATCTGAATATAAGCATTACGGAAATATAAGTTTGCAAAATATCAATAATATAAATCGTTCGGCGGAAATAGCCTGGATGATATCAGAGCAAGGGAAAGGGGCAGGGACGGAAGCCGGAAAGCAGGTGCTTGATTATGCTTTTAATATTCTCAATTTAAATCGTGTCTGGTGCGGGTGTGTTAAAGAAAATATTGGCATGGTAAAACTTGCTGGAAAGCTGGGTATGAAACAGGAAGGGATATCCCGCGAGGCTTTTTTCCTTGATGGTCGATATACAGATATAATACAATTTGGAATTTTGAAAGGGGAATGGAATGAACATAAATCTTGAAAATAATCTCAAAGTAATAAGAAAGGTAAGCAAGAATCTTGCCGATGATATTAAGAAATCATCTTGTACATGGGCGGAAATAATAAAGTCGAAGAACGGCAAGAACAATCTATACATAAATAAAAACAACCGTCCGGCGTATGCTTACAATCCTGAAAATCCGATGAAGTCCGCAAAGATGATCGGCAAGCAGAAAGTATTTTATAAAGACACGGCCACGATGATTATCGGTATGGGTCTGGGACATACGGCATACGAAATTTTAAAACATAAAGAGAAAGGCCACAGGGTTTTTATAATCGAGCCTACTTTATGGATGATGAAAATGGCGTTCTCTGAATATGATTTCTCGAAATACATAACTGACGGAAGTCTTGTAATAGCAACCTCGAAAAATGATGTTGTCTATCTGTCAAACGTACTTGATACGCTCTATGTTATTCAGGATTGGATGACAATCACGGAGCAGTATATTTTAACCTGCGAAGAATATAAAGAGATCGGCCAGTTTGCGCTTGAAATTATAAATCAGTTGCGGTGCAATACGGGAACGGTGATGGGCGCGGGCCACATTATCGCAGAAAACGATATCAAGAATCTGCCGTATGTTATCAGGCATAGAGGGGTTATCGATTTAAAAGACCTGTTCAAGGGCAAGCCTGCAATATCCGTAAACACCGGCCCGTCATTGGCAAAGAATATCCATCTGCTTAAAGATGTCGCTGACAAGGTCGTTATTATTGCCGTAGCGCAAGCATTAAGAATATTACTTGCTTATGGTATCAAGCCAGATTTTATCTGCACGGTGGATTATGGTAAGGTTAACAAGGAACATTTTAACGGATTATTTGATGAAAAGGATGTAAATCTCGTTTGTCTCAATCGGACATACGCGCCGATTATAAAGCAATGGCAAGGAACAAAGTTTATCGCCGGCACGCCGTGTCCAGGGTTTGAAGATTTTACAAAGGTATTACAGAGCAAGGGATTTTTAGAGCAGGGCGGAAGCGTGTCTCATATGAATCTGGGGCTGGCTTTACATCTTGGATGTGATCCGATTCTGGTCATAGGTCAGGACTTCGCGTATAGTCCGGATTTTCTTTCACACATTGAACAAGTGGACGCGGGCGGTCAGGTCAAGATTGATAACGGTATGTTGAAGTGGAAAATTAAAGATCCCAGGTCGAGTATAAAGACCGGAACTCATCCGATGGGCGGGGTTGTAATGGTTGACGGGTTACTCGGTGAATCAGTACCCACGAATATCGGACTTGCTTCGTTTATTTTATCATTTGAACGGATAATCGAAGGCAAGGGAAACAGGGTTATCGATTGCACTGAAGGCGGGGCAAAGAAGAAAGGCTCAATCCCGATGACACTGGAAAAGGCAATATCGGAATACTTAAAAAAGCCGATTGATAAATCAGTCATAGAACCGTTTAAGACAATCGATCCGAACGCTGAAAAGTTGGTTGATGAAAGTCTTGAAGTATTGGTCAAAGACATTGAAAACCTTAAAAATATAATCGAACATTCGGCCGCGGGGCTGGCGACTTGTGAGGATATAAAGACAGCCATTAAAAAGCGTAAACGCAGTAAAAATAAAGATATTTATACAAAGAAAATTGACAAACTGCTGGAAGTGAATTTAAAACAAAGTCAGGACGCGCACGAATGCACGCTTAAAAATAACCTCATGGGAGTATCGATATTCCATGCCAGCCGAAGGATTAACGCACGGGATCTGGCTGTTTCCGGAAAGAATACCTACAAACAGAATAAAGAGGATTTACTCAATATACGGATCAAGCGGAACGAGACTATTTTGACAGCGGTGAAGGATTCTGCCGAAAAGCTATTGCCGATTTACAAAAAAACATATACTATATTAAAGAAGTACAAAGACACTGGAGATTTGAGCTTATTGGAAACGCCTATAGAAGAGACGATAAACTTGAAAGACGCCGATAAATATTTCAAGGTTGGCAACTGGGCTCATCCACTGGTTGATGCTGAAAAGGTTCTGAAAAAGCATAGCGATCTTGAAGCGCACGAAATAATGAAAAAAGCGTGGGAGATGAGAGGATACGCCATTAACAAGGCGAAGGAATTATACAAGACCGAAAAGAGACAGGACCTCATAGACTACAATGAATGGTGTGAACAATCTTACAAGCTCGGAAGGGCTGGAGACTTTAAAAAAGCCCTTGACTTTTTGATAAAGGCATATAAACTCAATCCAGACAAAGAGCGGGCGCGATGGGGGCTATCTAATACGTATTTCAGGCTCGGAAACATAGACAAGTGCATTGAATATTTCGAAGGGCTGGTCAAGGATTTTCCGGACGTACTTCAATATCAATTTGAACTTGGTATTGTGACATTTGAAAAGGACTTGAACAAAGGAATTGAACTCATCACGGCCTTAATGGCCAAGACTGAATTATACGATTATTTCTTTAAGGATTTGGGTCAGTTATTTATGGAATCCGGACAAACTGAAAAGGCGGTAGTTGCTTATGAGAATTACATTTCGAAGTATCCCGCTAATTATGAAATATATAAAACTCTTGCGACACTTTATAAAAAACTGGGAGATATTAAGCAATCAGATAAAATGGATAAAATCTATAAGGAAATGACAGCTTAAAAATAAAAGGAGATATATATGATAAATCAAGAAGTGATTAACTGTCTGGGAAAAAAAGCACAGGATAAAATAACAGGGGCAACCGGAATAATAGCCTCCGTAAGTTTTGATTTATATGGATGTATTCAAGCTTTAATCAATCCGTGTAAAGTAGATAAAGACGGTAAAGAAGTATTTTCTATGGGCTGGATAGATATTAACCGGGTAAAAATATTAGGAGATAAGACCATAATGGAAAATCCGCATTATTTACAAACCAATTCCGATACTATAAAATACGTAAGGGGATGTGCGAATAAACCGATGAAGGTATAAATTGCCGATCAAAAAAGAAAATCTAAAACTCTATCCCGAGAATTGGAAAGAACTATCAGCCAGGCTAATTCAGGCCGCCGGAAACAAATGCCAGAAGTGCAAAGCTAAGAATAAAGAGCTTCATCCGCTCAGAGGTAAAGTCGTACACCTGGCAGTCGCCCACCTTGACCACGATCCGACAAACTGCAAGAAAAGCAATCTTAAAGTCTTTTGCCAGTGGTGTCACCTTGAATACGACAGACGGCATCATTCCATAAATGCGAATATGACTAAAATAAATAAAAATAGTCCTGTACAAGTAAATGATTTTGATTCGTTTATAAAAACATTGCAGGAGAATTTTAATAAAGCGGTTAAACTGACGGAAAACTGACAAGAAATGGCAAATTTAGAGAATCTTAAAAACGGCAAGAAATTCAAGAAAGGGCATCCTCCGATGGGAGGTAGGCCGAAGAACGTATTTACTCAGTACGCCGATAAATTCCAATTAAGCAAAACAGACGTAAAGAACGTAATAAACCTTGTTCTCTCCAAAAATACCACAGAACTTGAAAAGATGATGAAGGACAAAGAGACCTCTGCGCTTCTGCTCGCCTTTATTTCAGCGTCAATCACAGCGATTAAGAAAGGCGATACAAGGTCTATTGAGTATATGCTTGACCGGTCTATTGGAAAGGTTGCGGATAAGCTGGATTTAAGCGCGGATGCTAAAGTCAGGATTGAAATCAGCAAAGAACTACTGCCGAAGAAATGAGCGAGATATTAAAGGTACATGAACAGGTCAACACGACATTTAAGCATAGGGAGTTTTTCCAGTGTGACGATAGGATTGTATTATTCTACGGCTCTGCCGGATCCGGAAAAACGTTCACGACAGCCGACAAGATACTCATTCGGACAGGCACAGAAGAAAAACTAAAGATAATAGTTGCAAGAAAGACATTGCCATCCTTGCGCCGGACTTGTATTCCAATCATTGAAGACCGCGCGAAGGCTCTCGGCATACCTTACCGCCTGAATAAATCCGATTTTATCGCGGATGTCAATATCGATTCTCAGATTTATTATCTATCCATGAACCATAAAGAAGATTACGAGAAAGTAAAATCAATAACAGATGTTGACATGATATGGATAGAAGAGGCGACCGAACTATCAGAGCAAGCGTTCGACATTCTTAATCTACGTCTTCGGGGCGGGCAGGGCAATTACAGACAGTTGATATTATCGTTTAATCCTATCGGCACGACATCTTGGATTTACGATAAGTTTTTCATCCGAAATGAACAGTGTACTAAAATACAGGCATTGATTAAAGACAATCCATACGCCGATAAAGAGTATGTCCAGATACTCGAAAACCTCAAAAATACAAACATGAATCTATATAATGTTTACTGCCTGGGCGAGTGGGGCAGTCTTAAGGGGCAGATATATCAATATGAGATTGCTGAAAAGCCGCCGACTTACTTTGATGAGATTATTTACGGGCTGGACTTCGGGTTTAATAATCCGACTGCATTGATTAAGATTTACGCGGTTGAAGATAAAGTATATCTTGAACAGATGATTTATAAATCCGGTCTGACAAATAATGACCTGATAAAAGAGCTGGGCTTACTCGGCATTGATAAGAATGCGCCGATATACGCAGACAGCGCGGAGCCGAACAGGATAGAAGAGATTTTCAGGGCCGGATATAATGTACGTCCGTCCGATAAAGACGTAAGCGCGGGCATTAGTTTTTGTCAATCGCGCAAGATATTTATAACCGAGGACTCATCTGACTTGATAAAAGAAATGCAATCGTACATTTGGGCAGAGGATAAGAACGGTAAAGCTCTCGATGTGCCGGTCAAGTTTGCGGATCACCTGAATGATGCCTACAGATACGCCTGTTACACACATCTCGGAAAGAGGGATGAAGTCAAGGTCAGATTTATATAAAGTTCTTGACATTTTGGAGTATTAGGTTATACTATGGATGATTTGCAATTTTTTCAAGGTTTGGACAATTATAAAAATAGTACTTTGAAGTTTATTAACGACTACTTGGGGGGGGATATTACAAATTTAAACATATATGTAAATCCTAAAATTTCAGTAGTTACAATCGATCTGTTGATAAGGCAGGACATAACGAAAATAAACAAATAAGGCCGGTATTACTTAATACAGGTCACGGAGTACTTATACAACAAAAGCCCGTTTCCTTTGGTGTTTACCAGAGGTCGGGCTTTTTTTGCGTTAAGGATAAATTATGAAATTAGAAATAATCAGTAAAAAATACGGGATTAAAACAATCGTAATCGACGATGAAGATTATAATAAAATTAAAGATTATAAGTTACATATTATTTTTTGCAAAAAGAGTAAAGGTTTTTATGCGAGGGCATACAAGAAAAAAACAGAATGTGAAACGAGAAAACAATATTATCTACATAGATATTTGGTCGATTGTCCCAAAGGTAAAATAACAGACCATATTAACGGTGACTCCCTTGATAATAGAAAACAAAATTTAAGAATTTGTGATGGGTCTGAAAACATATGTAATTCAGGCAAAAGAGATATGGATTCAACATCAAAATACAAGGGAGTTAGTTTTGTTAAAAAGGAAAAAAAGTGGCAAGCGGCAATAATGAAAAATAAACAGACGAAATTTTTAGGCCATTTTATAAAAGAGACGGACGCGGCTATGGCATATAATCAAGCGGCAATAAAATATCACGGTGAATTTGCACGATTGAATGAAATATAGTCTTATTTACATTGGAGGTTCAACATGGCGTTCACGAAAAAATATCTACCTTACGCAAGAGCTGAATACTTTGAATTTTACGCAGACGGAGACGGCGATACTGCGGACATGAATGAGAGCCTTGACTTCTCTGTCTATGCTTATGAGCTGGCGGGGATACGGGTTACTTTCAGCGGCGTATGCTCTGCTGACATTTATCTCCGGGCTTACCTCGATAGTCCACAGAGTACGCATTCGACGCGGTACGATGGATATTTCTTATCTTACGCGCTCAATAATTCAATCTGGTATCAGTGGCAACCTTCAGTCGCGCCGATGCTGTTTCAAAATTCTGAAATCGTAATCATATCTTGTATCACTGACAATATTTATTCTCTGACCGTCTGGGGCTGGGCGATAACCGGAAGGGCTTAATGACACGGGATAAAATCAGAAAGCAGAAAGGATGTAACAACTGCAAAAAGGCAGAGGTCAAGAAGCTCAATAAGATTTTTGAGAAGAAATAATATGAATTTAACAACTACAACCAGATTAAAACAGCAGAGCGGATACGAAGAGATCCTCGGACTTGTCGAGGGCGACATGATAGAAATATCAAAGACAGTGAAAGGCGTTAAAACAAGAATACTTGAATACGAACCGCCTGAAGGTATCACCGCAAAAGTAGAATTATCGTTTCACGTAACCGAGGGATAGATGCTGGAAGATATTCCAACTACAGCAGGCAAAGTTTCGATAGCTATAGCAGGCAAAGTTCCGATAGGCGGGATAATAATGTGGTCAGGTACCATTGCGGCCATACCCATTCCCGTCTGGCAGTTATGCGATGGCACGGCGAATACACCTGGGCCTGATTTACGGGATAAATTTATTGTCGGTGCGAAACAGGATGACGCTGGAGTTGCCAAGTCAAATATACTTGGTGTGCTATCTCAATCTGGCGGGGCCACAGGCCATAGTCACAGCGGACACGCGGCGTTATCGCACACGGGCGCGAGTGTGGGAGACCATACAGGGCTGACACATGGTTTATCGGTCGCCAATCATCCAGACCTTAAACATGTCGCACTTGCATCGCATCCGGCATTGTCCTTGCCAGGGCTGACACATGCTGATTTATCAGTTCCAGGGTACACCCATCCGCTATTGACAATAGAAGGACAAACCCACGAGGGTACATCCCCAGGAGCAACACATCCTTTATTAACAATAGAAGGCCAAAGTCATGCCGTTCTATCTATTGCGGATATGACTGTTTCCGGTCCCGGGTTAACACATTCTGTTCATGGGAGTAGTGCAGCGAGTGTAGCGAGTGGCACGCCATCAAGATGGACAATAAGCTATGCTTTAACCGCCGCGCATCCAAGTCATCCGGCTTCACAGAATGTTGGAACACTGACAGCATGGAGCATATCACCCGCAAGCCATCCGACCTATACTGCAAGCGCACCAGCAAGCCATCCGACAGGCGGATTGACGATAAATTCTCACCCGACTTTCACGGCTTCAGCTCCGGCAAGTCACGCGGCGTTGAAGATTACAAGAGCGAGTCATCCGACATATACAGCAGACGGATTAGCACACGGCGGAGTCGGAACTCATGTAGGCACGGATTACGGAGTTCACACATTCACAGCGCCTGCAGCGCACGGCACAGCGGGAACGGTGACACACTCATTTACAGAAGATTCGGCGCACGCGGTTTCGGCACATGATACGGTAACACAAGTGCCGTCATTTTTTGCTTTGGCTTTTATCCAACGAATGTTATGATATAGAGAATATATGAAAGAAACGAGCAAATATAAAACGTACACGGAAACTGGGCTGGCCAAATGTTCGATACATGGCGAACACAATGAATGGTCGAAACAGAATGGCCATCAAATACGGAAAGGAAGAGAATATAAGTGGAATGGTTTGGAGTGTTTAAAATGTAGCCGAGAAAGACAAAAAGCATGGAGAGAAGAACATCCCAATTATCAAGACAGATATAGATTTACATGGCGGGGGACAATATCACGCGCGTTAGCATATGCTCAACGAAGAGCAAAAGATAAAAAACTTCCTTTCGAGATAAATTCCGAATGGATGATAAATATGTTAAATAAACAAAACAGTAGATGTTTCTATTCTGGAATAGAATTTGAATGGGAAAAATCAATCAATGGAAAGCCAAGATATAAACTTGTTTCCATAGATCAACGGGTTGCGGGTAAGGGATATACTAAAGATAACAGTGTTCTTGTGTGTTGGGGTATAAATTTAATGAAACATGAAATACCATTAGATCAATTTATTGAATTTTGCAAAAGTGTTTCTTCTACGCAAAAAGAGAATATAATGATTAAATTAGCAATGGAGGTAGGGGCATGACAGCAAAAGGAAAAGCACTTGTGAGTTGTCCTTCATACGCAGGCAAGCAGTATTGCCTCGATGCTTGGATCGATGCGTACAACGCGCTGACATATCCAGACAAACATGCTTATCAGGTGGATAACACCAGAGTATCTATGGCATATTTCGAATTATTAAGAAGTAAAGGAATTGATTGTTCCCATCTTCAGCCTTGGCCCGATTGGGACAGGAGTTTTTTTAAATGCTGGGAATTGATTTTGAAACGGGCACAAGATTTAGACTGTTACTGGGTTTACTCAGTAGAAGCGGACAACATCCCGGCTCCGGAGTCTTTGGAAATTATGATTGATATGGCCCTGTACGGAAACTGCCACTTAGTCACACACGCCTATCCGATACACGCGAGCGCGGCGAAGGCAAGCGGTATACCAGAGAACTCTTGGTACTACCACGAACTCGGGTGTATGCTGATGACACGATCTTTACTCGAAAGGGCGATAAATGAGTTTGAAGAGTTTGGAAATATAGTATCCGCAATTTATAGTTTGAATGAACGCTATATGGGCGGATATATTAAACTCACGAATCGTTTCAAGGTTGGTCATCTTGACGGATACGAAATGAGTTTTCAAAATTTAGGGCCGTCAGAAATACCTGGGCTGATTTGTCCGACTCCGGAAATGCCCGCTGATTACGGCACACAATTACCGCCATGTTTGAAAGGAGCTGAATAGTGGAAGAGAAGAAAAGAAAACCAAAGTCAAAAGAAAAGAAGAGAATCAAGGTTGACGGAATCGTCAAACTCGATATTGGCGGCGGGACTTACAAGCGCGATGAAGATTATACATCCGTGGATATTCAGGGCGGGGACGTTACCGCTGAAATGTGGGACTTGCCCTATGATGATGATGTGATTGAATTTATCTGGTCATCGCATACTTTAGAACATGTTGGTATTTACAAGGTATCTCAGACTTTAAAAGAATGGTACCGGGTTTTGAAGTTCGGCGGCAAGGCGATTATATCGGTTCCGAACTTTGATTATGTGGCGAAATATTGGCTGACCGGCCCCGACAGAGCGTGGGCGGAGGCTATGGTTTTCGGGCATCAAGCCCACGACGGAGAATATCACAAATGTGCATTTACCGCGGCATCTTTAAGGGCAGACCTCGAAGCGGCGGGATTCAAAGTTGAACGAATAGAAATGAGATGGTCACACACACAAGAGATTTTACAGGCAGTGTGTAAAAAAGAGAAAAAGGCATAAATGGACGGCAAGAAAAATTCAGTAATGTACGATGATTTTGTAGTCATCAATGCGGCAGGCGCGAGAGTTGCCGGGCTTGTCAATGGCGATTTTACGAGATCATTATACAATCCTTCGAACGCGGAAGTGTCCGGTGCTATTACTGTCACGATAACAGAGCTTGGCGGCGGGTCTTATCGTGCAAGATATACGCCGAACGCTTCGGGCCTTTGGAAGTTGGACATATTTCAAGCAACGCATTTTCCGGAAGGGAAAACGGCCAATCATCAAATATACGATGCGAACATTGACACAGTAGGCGCGAAGTTGCCTACAAATTACATAATGGGTAGTCCTGATGCTGCGGATAAGTTGATTGTGACTGGAACACCGATAGTTCCATATTCAGTAGACCTTGCGGCTACATCTGCGGTATATTTTGGGATAATGTTATCTACTAATAGAGGGGCAGTTCCGACAACAGCAGAAATAACACCCGGCACATTTTATATTCACCGGAAAGCAAAAGGGGCGACAAGCTGGACGACAATGCGAAATGGCGTTGCTTTAGAAGAAGTTACGGGGTATGTGAGATATGGCGAGATTTTTAGTGCCGCTAGTGGATATGCGGAAGGAGATAGTTTGAGAATAGGTTTTGCAGGAGTATCTGTTGTTATAAATGGAGTCACTTATGAAGTATGTACTGCAACCCCAGGTGCGTATTATCATACCCATATTCGGGAAACCGGCGTAAAAGAAATGTATGCGAAGTTACCTACAAATTATATTATGGGATCAAGCGATGTTGATAATCACGATACAGATATAGACTCGATCCTTTCGGCAGTTGAGGGAATTGGAACTGCGGGCGGGGCGGCCATAAATGTCGATACTGCTGTTGACAATTATGCCAGTGGTCAAGGGGCTGTTTGCGCTGTCGTTCAAGCGACCGGAGTCTGCACTCCAGTGGTTAATCCTGTTTGGGTTATAAACGCACTGGCGGGAAAACGTATTTTATTGAATGCTGTCTGGTATACGATATCAAGCAATACGGAAACAACTTGTACTATAACTGGCGCGCCCGCAAATGGAAATTATACATGGAGAGTTGAAGGTATCTCAGGGGTTACAATAGATACACCTAAGATAGGAACACAGACGGGAACGTATATAAATACGAGCAATGTTAACGGCGTCTATCATGTGATGACTCACGAAAGTCAAGTTGTAGATATAGTTTATGAATTTTTGACTGGTGGTGGTACTTCTCCTGTTTCATGTGTTTGGACTGGAATATTAAACCCCATAAATGACACTGCCTCTGTTTATGCCTGGAATCATGTAGGTGGCACTTGGGAGATGATCGGATCTATAGCAGGGCAGACATCGACGACTTCGAATATTGTGAAAAATATGACATTATTTGCAAGACATCGCGGGACTTCATCGGCGGAACTTGGGAAGGTATATATTCGCATAACTTCATCAGCGGCTTATAATCATATTTTAAGAACAGATCAGATAGTAGTATCTTACGCGGTTACATCGAGAACAGTAGGCTATGCAGACGGGGCAGTATGGGTCAAGGCAACGGGAACGGCAGGCACAGAGCTTTATGTCAATGGCACGGCTGACAATCCCTGCCCCTGGGCGAACGCGCTGACGATTGCGGCGGCTCTTGGTATATCAAGATTCAGGATTAAAAACGGTGAACTTGTAACATTGACGGCTGGATTGACTAACTGTACGCTTATTGGTAATTTGTGGGCTTTGAATTTAGCGGGGCAGGTTGTAGACGATTGCTATTTTGATAACGCTTCCGTATATGGTTCTTGTACATCAAGCCCGACAAAAACGCCATTTTTCAGAAATTGCAAAATTGCGGATATCGGAGCGGTCAGTACAAACGGGGCATATTTTGTTGGTTGTATGCTTGTCGGAAATATAACACTTTCGGAAGTCGGAAATTACACCTTTGAAAATTGCATAGACGGAACTCCGGGCGTTACTACCAATCCGGTAATTATCTTCACGGCTGGCGCGGTATATGCAGGCTTCAGAAATTGGTCAGGCGGAATACAGTTTAATACGATAACAACAGACAATATGATAGCGATTGAAGGCAACGGGCGGATTATATTACATACGGATTGTCATCATGGCGGGACTTTAATTATCCGCGGGCATTCCGGTCTAACGGATAACTCCGGCGGATTTGTCGCAGGCGGTGGGTCTTTAACTCAGACTGAAAGGTTCGATACCGTCACCCAAGATTTAATGCATGGACATCTCGATACAATTGTTACAAAACTACCGACAAATTATATTATGGGATCGAGTGTTGCTACAGATAAAGATGATGAAATAGATTATCTTTACAATATTGAAGGTGGCAAGTGGAAAATTGAAGCCAATCAGATGATATTCTATAAGTCCGACAATTTGACGGAAGTAGCGCGGTTTAATCTCAAAGACTCAACCGGTAATCCAGCGATGAGCAACGTATACGAGAGGTCCCGCGTATGATAGTGACAAGGGGTTACGGTGCAGGCGGTTCAACAATTTTAGAATACAAAGGCGGGGCTATAGATGTTGGTATATTTGATATTGTAGATATGTCAATTGCAGTAGGGGCTGATACTATAGCAGTGTCAGTTGATATAAGTATAACCGATGATGTTACGGTTACGGTGATATAATGGCAGAGATAAGAGTTAAAAACGGAGAAGCGAAGACAATAACTTTCACAGTTACGCGGAGCGGCGCAGTATTAGATTTAACAACCGCCGTATTAGCTTTCGGCGTGAAAGCAAGTTATGATGATACGGCCTTTTTAATTTCAAAAACTACTACAGACTTTACCCTGACTCAGGCTTCAGTTGGAATTATAAGCGTGAATTTATCGTCAACCAATTTAGCGAAATCTAACATACCACACGGCACTTATAAAGCTGAATTGTTTATTCAAGTGACGGCTCTGGTTGACATTGATATTTGCGAGACTATAGACTTTGTTGTTGAAGATTCTTTATACGGTTAATTATGAACGTTAAAAATTATTTAAAATCGATTTTTAAAAGAGAGCGAAAGGAAAGCCGTTCGCAGGCCGCGCTTGCCGTTGGTTATGGCGGTGGGGTCTGGCCTACACGCAACTATGCGACTTTCGCGAAAGAAAGCTATATGCTTAACGCTATTGCTTTCAGATGTATCGATTTAATTTCAAAGAGTGCCGGTTCGGTTACGTGGAAATTATTTGAACAGGTCGGAGATGAGAATACAGAAGTTTTTAACCATCCTATAAATAAACTTTTGAAAAGACCTAATCCGCGTATGGCTTGGAATTATTTACAGTATGAAATTATGTCGTATTTGATTATGTCCGGTAATTCGTACATCGAAAAGATATCACCGATGACAGGCATGAATAAAAACATCCCGCTTGAATTGTGGCCCTTACGTCCGGACAGAATGACAATCAAAGTTGATGATAAGACCGGAGATATAAACAAATATGTTTATACGGTGAACGGGCAAGAGATCATTTACGATGTCGATATAATCACGGGCCAATCAGATATTTTGCATTTAAAGTTTTTCAATCCGCTTGATGATTTTTACGGCATGGCATTAACGGAGCCAGCGGCGCGGGAAATCGACACATCAAACAGCGCGATAGAATGGAATAAAGATTTACTTGATAATCAGGCCCGGCCCGGACTGTTAATGATGTTTGAAAAGAATTTGACGGATCAGCAATATCTGAGATTAAAAAAAGATATTGAAGATCAGAGGACTGGCGCAAAGAACGCCGGGAAGTCCATGATACTTGAAAATGCGCGGGACGTTCGGCCTTATGGATTTTCACCGACTGAGATGGACTGGATCAATTCTAACCTTGAACTGTCAAGGCGTATATGTCTGGTATACGGAGTACCTGCCCAGATGATTGGCATACCGGATACAAGCACATACGCTAATTATTCCGAAGCCCGGACTTCATTCTGGGAGGATACTATAATCTTTTATCTGTCACTTCTGAAGAGTGAATATAACGCATGGATATTTCCCGATGAAAGCTTATTCCTCGATTACATTTTAGATGACGTTCCGGCTATGCAGTACAAGCAAGAACTCAAATGGAAACGCGCACAAGCAAGCACGTTCCTCACCGAAAATGAAAAGCGTCAGATGTGCGGATTTGATGAGGTTGACGGTGGCGATGTTATCCTGGTATCAGCAACAATGATCCCGCTTGGCAGTGAGCCGGAAACAGAGACAGAGATTGAAGACGCTGACAAAGTTGCGAAGGATAAATTGAAACAGATCGGGCTTGGCGATATTGAGGGCGCGGTATGATTAACATAACCGGAAAAAAGCGCAAGATGAGAATAGCGATTGAGAACAACAGGCTTATGATGTCTTTTGAGCGGGCCTTTGCAAACGACCTCTCGAAGATAATCGATATGCAATATGAGAGCGCGGCGAAAAGATTAGACGATTTTAATCTGAGATTTGAAAGCGCGATAGAGTCTTATAATCCGGAACTGAAAACTATTTACCGGAATAATTTAAAAAGAATAATGAGTCACTTCGGATATCGCGCACTTGCGGCGATAGGATACAAAGAACATAAAAGCCCGATGAGCGACTTTCTGGTTTATATGGATAATTATATAGCTCAATATGTCGCATTGAAAGTTGTCGCCGTGTCAAAGACAACGATAAATGTAATCAACCATATAATCAGAATCGGTAACGATGCCGGATGGACAAACGCAGAAATGGCAAAGAAGATCAGAGACGTTAAAGAAATATCAAAGATCACACGCGCGCGGACTATTGCAAGGACAGAGACTCATTCGGCGGCAATGAACGCCTTTCAAGGCTCGATGGAAATCAGCGGTATGATAAGAGAGAAAGAATGGATAAGCGTCAACGATTCACGGACGAGGACATCACCTTTCAATCATGCAGGGATAACCGAACGTGTAGGAATAAATGAAATGTTTCACGAGACTGGCGAAGCACTCAGATATCCGGGCGACATGCAGAACGGAAGCGCGGCTAACGTGATCAATTGTAGATGCAATCAACTATTTTTTACAGATAGAACTATAAACGCGGCGTAATGGAGGTTAAACATAATGGATAAAATTTTAGATATGCCTTTTGAAATAAAGGCGGATGATTTAAAAGAAGACGGGACATTTTCAGGCATGGCGTCAACTTTCGGAGGTGAGCCGGATTCGCATAATGATATTATAATAAAGGGTGCATTTACAGAGACTTTAAAAACTAACGGATTTAAAGGGCGCGGAATTAAGATGCTCTGGCAACATGATTATCACGCGCCGATTGGAAAATGGATGACTATAGAAGAAAACAATAAAGGGCTTGCAGTAGTTGGGAAATTGACACGTGGCGTCAAGCAAGCAGATGAAGCGTATTTTTTAATGAAGGACGGTGCGCTCGATGGGTTATCAATCGGCTTCGGAATTGATGAAGACGGATATGATATAGACAACAAAACAAAATGCAGACGGTTACGGAAGATAGACCTCTGGGAAATTTCTCCGGTAACGTTTGGAAGTAATGCAAACGCGCGCATTACGAACGTCAAGAGCGCGGTTAAAGATGCGAAAACTATAAGGGAACTGGAAGCGGCTTTGAGGGATTCAGGGTTGAGCGTGAAAGATTCTCTATACGTTATAAGTTTACTTAAAAAAGAAAGTCTGGGACAGGCTTTTAAAGATCCGATTTTGGAAGCATTGAAAAAAGTAAATGCTGAAATGACGGTTTATAAATTTTTTAATATGGAGGCTTAAAATGGCAGACGGTATTGTATATGTAGATGAAGCTACAACTAAGGCCATACAAGCGGAAATTGGAAAACTCGGAAACGATTCAAAGGCTATTTATGAAGGGCTGAGAAAAAATGTTGAAGAGTTTCGGTCAACGCTGGAAGGCAAAAACAAAGAAGACGTTCTTTTAAAAGAGAAAGTCGATAAGTTGGTGACGGACGTTTCGTTAAGGCAGGAAGCCCTTGACAAGAAATTCGACGAAGCCAACAAGAAAGCGAACGAGAGACTTGACGCGGCGGAAGTTGCTTTTAAACGCAGTCCGAGAAGTAATTCACCGGACAACGAGAAAGCGATTAAAGACGCTATTGATTTTCAGATTTCTTGTGCTATAAACAAGAGCAAGAAAGAATACGGATTGCAGATTGAAGACATGGAAAGGATTAACGCCAATCCGGATGTTGAAAAATTCCAGAATTATCAAAAAGTTTTCAATAAGTTTTTACGCAGGACGGGCGGGAGCAAAGACGCAGTTCTGGAGCCTGACGAATCAAAGACTCTTTCAGTCGGTGTTGACCCTGACGGCGGTTACACGGTAACTCCTCAGATGGCATCAACGATAATTACAACCATCAGAGAAAGCGATCCGATAAGACAGCTCGCCTCGGTGGAAAGTATATCAACGGATTCAATCGAATGGCTTGTAGATGTTGACCAGATGGGCGCGGGATGGGAGACAGAGACCGGCGCGGGCGCAGTTACTACAACCGCAGATTTTAGAAAGAAAATGATTTTTGCGCATACGATGTATGCAAAAGTTCGTGCAACCCAGAAACTTCTCGAAGATAGTTCTCTGAATATTGAAAATTGGATTGCAAACAAAACAGGTGACAGGTTCGGAAGGCTGGAAGGCGCGGCGTTCGTAACTGGTACAGGTGTGGGACAGCCGAGAGGTTTTCTAACTTATGCTAACGGCACGGCGTGGGGTCAGGTTGAACAGGTTGTCATGGGTGCGGCGGCCGCTTTGACTGCTGATGGTTTTATTGATGTTAAATATCATCTTCTTGAAGCTTATATCGAGAGAGCGAATGCGTGGCTTATGTGTAGATCGACACTGGCGGCGGCCATGAAACTTAAAGATGGGTCTGGAGAGTATATTTGGAAACCGAGCTTAATAGCACTCGATCCAGCAAGTTCAATTCTTGGCATACCTGTTAAGATGTCAGCCACTATGCCGGTAATTGCGGCAAACGCTCTGTCCGTAGCTCTGGCAGACTGGAAAGCGGCTTATACAATAGTTGATAGGCTGGGGATTACAGTACAGCGCGATCCGTACACTCAAAAACCTTTCGTAGAATTTTACACGCGAAAGAGAGTTGGCGGAGATATCATAAACTATGATGCCATAAAGATTGGCATAATATCAGTATAAAGGGAGGGATAACATGATAAGAGATTTATATTCTAATTTAGCTTTTTATAACGCGTTTATTCCCGGGCCTTCCGCAGTAGCGGCGGGCGCGACTGAAGGGAATACGATTGATATGCGAGGATTCAATGCGGCGGCTATGGCTATCGCGCTGACCAGCTTCTGTTCAGGCGGTGCAAACGGTGCGGGCGATTATATTATATTCTGCCTACAGCATGGCACGGCGAGCGCGGCGGGCGTTGACCAGTGGTCACTCGTTCCGGAATCACAGCTCATACATAGTGTTATGGGTGGATACGATTCAACAGCGGAAACCGGATTGATTATGTCGATCACTTCGGCTACGGAAATTACCGGATCAACTCAGGCATCGATAGTTCTTAGGGTCGGTTACAAGGGAGACGGAACTCACAGATATTTGAGATTGCATTATTCAAATGTCGGCAACGCTTCGGGATGTTATGTAGGGGCTATTTGTGTTCTTGGCCTTCCTGCGGATTGGCCGATAAACAGCCCTGTATAAGGGATGAAATAAAAGAGGGGTGGATATACTGCCCCTCTAATTTTCAAGAGGAGTTTTAAAAAATGACAAAACGAGACAATACTTATCAAAATTCAAAAGTTGCTTTACCTCAGGGCGGGGACAGATTAACGATAGACTCTGATGGATATCTGGATTTTTACAGCACTGAAGTTGCAGGATCATTGCTTAAAAAATTTCTGTATACGAATCACATCAAATACAGCGTTCAGACTACGGCGGCTGTGTTATCTGTAGTTAATTTAAGGGTCGGAGTTAATTTTTTAGCTCCATCTGTAGGCGGTTCTAATATGTCCGCTTGGCTTCCGTCTTGTACTATCGGCGATGAGATAACCGTTATGCTCGGACACGGGCCACTTGTGGAAAGTGTTTTATCTTTGTACATAAGCACTTCGGGCTGTTCTATTCTGGGTCAGGTGTTCAGAGATGCTTCCGGCGTAAGTCTGCATACTTCTAATTTATCTACTGGATGGATTAAGTTTAAATGTTTTGTAGACGGGGAATGGGCTATAGTTGCCAGAGCCGGCAGACAAGTCACAGAGCATTAACGGGGGGATTTATGGCAGATACATCATATGTAGAAAAAGTTTACAGACGACAAGAGGGAGACGTGCTTGTTGTTGCCGATCATGGAGAATTGGTGGTCGAGTCCGGCGGACTTTTAAGTGTAGAGTCCGGAGGCGAAATCAATGTTGAAACTGGAGGGGCGATAACTTACCAGACCGGAAGTTATTTAAATGTTGAAAGTGGCGGCGAGATTGATGTCGAGTCCGGCGCACATGTAGACGTAGAATCCGGCGGTGTGGTACATCTTGAAGCGGCTGGAAGTTTACTGAGATTTTTTTCAGCAGAAGATTACACAGCCACTCAGATATCAGCATTGATGAGGTCGATGACAACTCTGGAATTGACTAACCATTCAACGGCCGCGACTACATTGTCAACGCTTGGAGGGAGTCAGCCGACTGTAATACCGTCAACAATCGGAATTTTACAGATATCCTGTTCGGCTGGTTTGGTTGCCGGTTCCATGAGATTATTCTCAGGGGTTACCGGACAGACTTTAAAGATAAGATTCGTGCCGGACATGGGCGGCGCACACGCGACTATTACAATCTATACATCTATCGGCGGATTTTCCGGAGTTAAAATTTTCGGATCGGCGAGAGCTGAAATATCAACACTGTTGCTCAAGTGTTCAACCAATTCTCAGGCGTCCGTCGAATTACTATGTATAAAAGATGGTTCTTGGGCGATTAAACAAAGTTCGGCCACACAAGTAACTGAACAGGCATCGGCATAAGGAGAGATTATGAAGATTAAAATGTTGAAGACTCAAAGGGGATCGGTAGACGGTATCCATTCACAGTTTTATGAAATAGGCAATGAATATGAATTATCTGGAAAACTTTTAAAGATATTTCTGGATAATAAATGGGCTTCGGAAGTTGTTGAAGTGAAAGCTCAGTCAGTGCCGGAAAACAAAATGGAATACGCACCGGTTGAAAACAAAAAAGAAAAGAGGGACAAGAAGTGATCAACGAAAAATCATCGCCTGATAATCGCGTCTGGAAAGTTACAACTCATCCAGCTACAGAGCCTATAACTTTACAAGAGTTGAAGGACTTTGCGAGAATTGACGGCACGGATGAGGACACACTTCTTAATAGTTTTATAGAGTCGGCGAGACGGGCTTGTGAAAATTATCTGGGGCGCGCTCTGATTGAGCAAACGATAACCATGAAAATGGATTTATGGCCGAGAATAATAATTGAACTTCCCCGTCCGCCGCTCATCTCTATAACGGCGGTCGAGACGCTTGATGAGAGCGATGTAGCGACAGTTTACGCAAGTAGTAATTATTTTATCATTACAACAAGCGAGCCGGGAAGTCTGGTTATAAAAATTGGCGCAAGTATGCCAAACAATACAGCGAGAAATTACGGCGGATATCAGATACGTTATAAAGCCGGTTACGGGTCGTCAAAAACTGACGTTCCATCGGCGATAAGAGACGGGATTAAACTATGGGCTACTGATATTTATGAAAACAGATTTGTGCGGGACGAGCCGCCCCCGGAAGCGATGAGTTTATTATATCCTTATAGAGTCTTGAGGGCTGACTAAATGTGGATGACTCCTAAATTAGGACGGCGGATACAAATTCAGAAAGCCGTACAGACCGAAAACACGGACGGGGGATTTGATATTACTTATGAAACTTTGATAACCGTCTGGGCAGGAGTTGCGCCGGCAAAAACAGGACTCAATAAATACATCGAAGCTATAAGAGGAGAGACAACATCAGCAACAGAGACACACGAATTTATCGTAAGACAGACGGCGGTATGGAATCTCGGGAAGGAATATACAAGCGCGTTCTCATCAGCGTTTAAAAATATGGGCGATATCGCGCCGATTAAAAGTGATATGTTTATTTTCATGGAAGAAGGGTCAACAGTGAAGGGCAGATTATTTCAAGTGACCTCATTGATGAGAGACGAAGAGCGCGGGGAATATTTTAAATTTAGATGTCGAGAAATTGAAGAACACGGGACTGGATGGCCTTCGTAATGATTGAAACAAAATACATAAAGGCGACATCGGACAAACTCAAAAAGCTCGGAGATAATCTTTACACTCAGGGTTTTAAGATACCCGGACAAGTCAATCGGACGCTGTTCACTCATGGAAATCACATGAGAAACGCGATAGTGTCCGCCATGAAAAATACACAGAGGGCGACATGGTTTTATAAAGTGACGAAGGCGGGCAAGACACATAAACCGTCCGCGCCTGGGTATCCACCCGCTATAAACACCGGCGAACTTTCACGCAGTTATAATTTTGATGTGGGAAACATGGAACTTGAAATCGGGTCAAGAGCTAAATATTCAAAATTTCTCGAAGATGGAACGATAAACATGGAAGCGCGTCCGGTTCTTGATCCGACGGTCGAGGCGTACAAAGACGGGATATTTGAAGACCTCGGAAAAATAGCGCAGGATATTACAGCGGAATCTTTTAGAAATTCAGGGATTACAAAACGATGAGAATATCTCCGATAGTGATAAGATTAAGAACTGCAATAACTGATTATGTAATTGCAGGCGCGGCGGAATTGGATGTTGCAATACGTAATGTCCTGAAAAAAGATTGCATGTTTGTTGTGCCGATATCGGAGTCTTGTGCTGATAATCAGAAAGACTCTGGTATAGATCAGAAGATTATAGAGCGGTTTGCGGTGGTTGTCGCTCTGGCAAACGATGTAAGCGACAAAGAAAAAACCGGCGTACTTGCTTATGATAAGTTGCACGAAATAAGATCAAGATTATTCAGGGCTTTTCTCGGTTACGAAATTAACGGTGCGGAAAGCAATATCTATTATAAGGGCGCGACCTTGTGGGGAATTAACGCCGCGTATCTTTGGTATCAATATGATTTTGAAATTACAACACGGATTATTCAGTATGACGGATATAATGATGTGGCAGGCGCGAACGATGCGATTGAAGGACAGATAAGAAATCTACAGCAAAGATCGACGATTGATGATTTGAATACTATTTACAGTCAATTCTTATTATGGCCGGACGCTGACCTTCCGTGGACTGGTGATATTCCGATTGATACGAGCTTACCGGACATGAGTACGTTTATTGATTTTACAGACGATCCAGCGGCGGGAGCATTTGACAGAAGTTTCGGCGAAGAGTTTGATTTTTATAAAATTTTAAACAGAAGAATATAATAGGAGGTGGCGATATGGATGAGGCTTACAGATTCGTTAAACCGTTAAAAGGTTTGATTGTACGAGATCCGACAAGCAAGGCGATAACTCCAGAGGGCGGAACCACGGTCCCTTGGATAGGGCCGGAGGGCCGATACTGGAGACGCAGGCTTAAAGAGGGATCGATTACAATCGAAGAACAACCAATAACGGAAGTTAAAGAAGAAGTCAAACCAATCTACAAAAAATATACTAAGGAATAGAGGAGGATAACAATGATAACTTTTAACAATATACCGGCCACAATAAGAACGCCGGGGGTTTTTACAGAGATTGATAACAGCCGCGCTTTAAAAGGCCTGGTCGCAAATCCGCACAAGGTTTTAATAATCGGAGAGAAAAAATCAGACGGCACGGCTTCAGTCGAGACGATTAAACAGATAACCTCGAAAAATTTAGCAGATGGATATTTTGGGGTTGGTTCTATCTTATCCCGTATGTGTGCCGTTTTTAAAGATAACAATCCGAATACGGAACTTCATGCAATCGCACTTTCAAAAACCGGCGGAACAAAAGCAGAAGGGATGATTAAGTTTGATTCGGGTCTTTCAGCTACAGCAAATACAACTTATTATCTGATAATCAACGGTAAGAAAGTAACGACTACACTCAATTCAGCATGGAGCATTGTTGACGTATGCTCTGCAATCGTGGCGAACGTAAACGCAGATTCTACTTTGCCGATTCATGCTTCCGTATCTGCGAGCGCGGCGGGCAGTCAGCATATCTGTATGGTCGCGACTCAGAGCGGAACACTTGGAAACTATATTGACATCAGAGGAAATTATTATACAGGGGAGAGCAATCCTGCGGGCTGGTCGATTCTCGGAATTTCTTACACTGCATTAACGGGCGGGGCAACTGATCCATCGCTTAACGATGCTTGGGCGATTATAGATAATGAGCAGTATCATTATATAATCCAGCCTTACTGGGATGCAACAAATTTGACAAGCATAGAAGGCGAACTTGCTGACAGATTTAAGCCTCTTGAAGATATGCAAGGCCATGGATTCTGCGGATATCGCGGAGTGCAGGCAAGCTGTTCAACTTTGGGAAATACCCGAAACAGTCCGCACAATACAATCATCGGAGCTTACGGATCACCGACATCCCCGATAGAGTGGGCGGCGGCACTGGGCGCGGTTGCGGCGTGGAATTTAAACAACGATCCGGCCCGGCCTTTACATACTCTGACTTTGAAAGGCGTATTGCCTCCGATTGTCGATGCAAGATTCACACGTTCGGAAAGGGACATATTACTTTATGACGGTATATCAACTTTCATTGTCGACTCGGGCGGGAATGTTCAGCTTGAAAGGGTCATTACGACTTATCAGAAAAACTCTTTTAACACTGCCGATCCTTCGTATCTTGATATTCAGACTCTGGCAACTCTGGGAGAAATCAGATATCAGTACAAGACAAGAATGTTGAACAGATTTATCCAGCCGCGTTTTAAACTGGCCTCGGATACTTTCCCCGTACAGCCTGGGTCTTATGTGGTGACTCCGAAGGTAGTAAAACAGGAAATCATATCTCTGTTTTATCTGTTACAAGATCGCGGATTGATTGAGAACATTCAAGACTTTGTTGACAATCTTGTTGTCGAGAGAAATTCGACTGATGTAAATCGGATCGATGTGCTATTGCCGCCGGATTTAATTAATCAATTCGTAGTGATGGCCTCGCTCATGCAGTTTGTGTTATAGTTTCAAATAGATTATTTTAAGGAGGATTTTTAAATGGCAAGAATTACAGGCAGAATAGAATTAACCGTCAACGGAAATCTCATGTTAACGAAAAGCGGATCGACGACAATCAATGGACTCGGATTGTCAGGTATGCCAAACTATGAACTCAAAGAGGTCATGGGTGATACCGGCATACAGGGCTTTGTCGAAGATCCAATCCCGGCCACGTGTGAATTTAACATCACCGACAGAGACGATGTGAAGATTGATACGATTGCCGCGATTCGGGAAAACGGCACTATCGTGGTCAGCGCGGCGGGCGGTGGGAAGGTTTACACTTTATCCGGTGCGACTTGTAAGCGTAATATCAAGTTGACCTCGGGTGAAGGGGAAACTGCGGTAACGTTCATCGGCAACTACTGGGTTGAAACTACAGCGAGTGTAGCTTGATGGAAAGTAAAACTGTAAAATTAAATTTTCCGATCAAGATAAAAAAAGACGGTGCTGATGTTGAATGTAAAGAGCTGACTTTTTCACGGTTCAAGACAAAGCATTTAAAATTACTGCCGTCTGATTTTGTCGGTAAAGCGAAGGACGGAGTTGTCGAGCCTGCCGGACTTTTGCCGCTCATCGCAGGGCTGGCAGGGCTGGACATTAAGGAAGCCGAAGAGATCGACATGAGTGATTTTGTTTTAATCATGGAGGAGATACAAGATTTTTTCGGCGGGTTCCTGATGGGGACTGGAAAGAAATAGTATGGACGGTTACATACAAATTCAATTTTAACTCTCAGGAAGTAATGGAAATGACTCTCGATGAATTGAATTTCTGGGTCGAGGGCAGTCACTGGATATCGGAAATTGAGAAAGGGACGTAATGGCAGACAATTACATAATATCAACGATATTTAAAATCATCGACGAGGCTACTGATCCGGTCAGAAAAATAGGCCGGTCGCTCGGCGGTCTGTCCGAAGGCATGAGTAAAATGTCCTCAAAGTTGGCCGCGTCCGGAAAGAAGATGCAGACTTTCGGGAAAGATATGTCCGGCGTAGGAACTGACTTGTCGATGAAATTAACCGCGCCGTTCTTGCTGATTGGCGGGTACTCATTGAAAGCCGCGTCTGATATGGAATCGCTGACAACCTCTTTTGAGACTATGATGGGCAGTGCGGAAGGCGCGAAGAACATGATGGAAGAGCTTGTCAAGTTTGCGAACGCCACGCCTTACGAACTTGATGAGGTAGCGAACGCGGCGCGATCTTTAATGGCGGCGGGTGTAGGGCCGGAAGAGATTACTAAAAAATTGACATTGCTTGGCGATATCGCGTCAACTGCCAAAATACCGCTCGATGAGCTTGTCAGAGTTTACGACAAGATGAAAAATAAGGGGAAGGCAAGTCTTGAGGAGTTAAATCCGATTGCTGAAAAGGGCATACCCATATTTCAGGCACTCGCTGACACGATGGGCGTTACTAAAGATCAGGTTTTCGATATGGCAAGCAAGGGCCGGATAAGTTTTCAACTGGTCGAGGCCGAACTCGAAAAGATGACAGAGAAAGGCGGGCGGTATTTTCAAGGGATGTTAAAACAGTCAAAGACTTTCGCGGGCGCGATGTCAAATTTTAAAGGCGTGATTGACGCAACTGCGGTATCATTCGGAACTTTTTTAATGAATGAAATGGGACTGAAAGACGGGCTGGTGTCGCTGACTATATGGCTTGATGAAGCAAGAGTAAGTTTTCAGAGGTGGATAAAAATTCATCCGACATTATTTAAATGGTTAGTAATTGTGGCCGGTGCTATCGCAACAATAGGCCCGTTACTTTTGATGCTGGGTTCCTCAATCGGCATGGTCGGAATGGCCATAACCGGACTTGGAAAAGCATTCTCTGTAATTGGTTCATTAACAATGAAGGGAACTTCGATGGCATTGTTAAAAATTGTAATAATCGCGGCGGCGATCTTGGCTATAATGTATCTGGTAAAAAAAGCGTTCGATGCAATTGATAACATGAAATTGAAAAGCATAAACGATAGATTATCGGATATGAAAAAAGCGATTAAATTTAATGAAGTTGAATTAAAATTAGCAGAAGGCGCAGGGGATAAAGATAAGGTTTCAAGTCTACAGCAAAAAATAAATCAATTGATGAGAATGCAAGTAGACATCGAAAAAGAAAAAAGAGAACTGACCGGAGATGAAAACGAAGGCGAAAAAAATATAATAGAAAAGATAAAAGATAAAACTGATAAAATAAAAGAGATGTTTCAAACTGCCGAATCTGGAAGCGGAAAAGCTAAAGAAGATTTATATACCGATAGCGCGGTTTATAAAGCTAATCAGAATATTGCGTCCGAACAATTGAAGGCTTCGGTATCTAACGGAAGCAAGTCAGAGGTTCATATAGTTTTGGAATTACCGGACGGGGTCAAGGCGATTGCTAAAAATAAAAAGACTGATAGAAATACAAACTTGATATTTGATATGAATTATAACGCCGGATATTTGAATCCGGGATTGGCAGGCGGCTGATGTGGCGCGATAAATTAACATGGACATCGGGAAATTACGGCAAGGCTTCTTTTAGAGGTGCGCCTTTCTTTGTCGCCAATGCAGAGACTGGAGTTGGTCGCAGGACGGAGGTTCACGTTTACCCAGATACGAAGGCCGGAATCAATAAGGATTATGTATGGGCAGAAGACCTCGGCGCGGAAGCTGACGAGTTTGTTGTCGAAGGTTTTGTTATTCAGAATTTAGACAACGGCTTTGACCATTTCCCCGAACGTGACAAACTTATAAAAGCATTAAAAACTTATACCGATGTAAAAAAAAGAAATGTCGGAATTTTGGTTCATCCTTTTTATGGAAAATTGGAAGTCTCTCTTGTCGGAAAAGCAAAGATAACAGAAAGCCTTACAAAAGACGGCGGGATTGCCCGCTTTCAAATGACCTTCGTGCAATACAATAAACCAATTTCTAAACAGCAAGTACCGGATCCGGACGCGGTTGTCGATCAATCAGCACTTGATGCAATCAATGATGCGCTTGATAGCTTTACGGCACTGATGAGAACTGGCGGAAATTATTTATCAACTTTGACAAGTCGTATCTCCAGTGTTATGAATAAAATGCAGACGGCCATAAGCGCGGTCACGGGCGCGGTCGCAAGCACGATAAACACGGCTTTAAATTTGGTATCTTCTTCAATAGCCTTGATCGATTCTGTTTTAAACGCGCCTTGCGATTTGGCAAATTTGATTTTGAACGCTTGCGATGCTATTAAGCAAATACCTGGCATGGCCGGAGATGTCATTCAAGGCGGTATCGTGGGCGGTTGTAGCGGTATCACAAGAGGCAATCAGACCGTACTTGACGGGGTTATAGTCCCTGAAGAGATTGGAACTTCGGCGTCAAGAAATTTAGCACTGCAAAGTAATTACACGGATGCGAGCTTCGGGCAGATATCCGCAGAGCAGGCGGATAATTTAACGCTTGTTAATAACATGGCACAGACGGCGATGATCGGAAACGCTTGTATGATATCTATCAGGACGGACTTTTCAAGTCAGGATCAAATGCTTTTAACACTTGCGGAAGTAACGGCCGCGCTCGATAGTTTGATTGATAGACTCGGCGCGCAAAATGACAACGTATCTGATGAGACATTATTCCAGTCTATCCAGAAATTAAGGGCGGATTACATAACATCAATGATGAATAAGTTTTCCAACCTTGCGAAAGAATATGATTATAAGGTTATGCCGGATGTAGAATCGACTTTGACGTTGGCTTACAGAAAATATAACGACCTTGATAGGGCGGATGATATCACTTACAGAAATAAATTGAGACATCCCGGGTTCTTACCGTCCGGCGATAATGTCAGGTTATTGAGCGAATGAAATGAGCAGATTGGTTTTGAAAATAAATAATTACGAATACAGCGGATTTGAGGACATCTCAATTTTTAAAAGTATGAACACAATATCCGGGCAATACGGATTGTCGATAATGAATTTTTTCAAGGGCGGGACAATGATTAAAGATATCAAAATGGATTACGCGGTTAAATTAGAAATAGACGGGACTCCGGTTATCAACGGCTGGATTGATAAGATGCCGATACGATACGGAAAAGATTATGACCGCATGGATATTTTCGGACGTGATAAGACTTGTGATTTGATAGATTGTTCTTTTGACTTTACGCCGAACGAGTGGAAAAAACAGACCGTTTATAATTTGATTAAAAATTTATGCAAACCGTTTTCAATCGATGTGACGCTTGACTCATCGGTGACAACTCAGGGAAATATTCAGGTTGAAAGTTTTAAGGCGAACGAAGGCGAAACGGTATTTGAACAGATCGCGGAACTTTGCCGAGATTATGCAATCATCCCACTTTGTTTGAACGATGGCAAGGTCACACTGACAAAGGCAACGACTGACAAATTTACCGTTGACGGAATTACGACGAGTATAAACGCAAAGTCCGGATACCTGGATCAGAGTAATGTAAATCGATATTCTACATATAAAGTCAAAGGCTATGGAATCGGAAATGATAATAAAACTCTGGCAGATTATATTTCCTGCAGTGGTAGTTTTTCAGATTCCACAATATCGAGGGTCAGACCTCTGGTGATTTTCGCGGACACGGCAACGAACACCGGACAATGTATTAACCGTGCAAAGTGGGAGGCGCGTCTCAGGGCCGGGCTTTCACGCAGACAGGAATACGAAGTGCAAGGCTGGACTCAGAGTAGCGGGCAACTCTGGGAAATAAATAAACTTGTGAAAGTGGATGATAGTTTTACCGGATATAAAGCGACAATGTTAATCAGCGATATAAATTATATCTATTCTGCCGGAACTGGAGAGATATCAAGGATAACAGTGGTTGATAAAGATACTTATAATCTAAGCAATAACGCCATAAACATAAAGAGTAAATATGATTAACGAGTTTACAAAATTTATCGATCCGATCAAGCGCAAAATATATTTGATGGTCGGGCGTGCTATATTAACAGCGGTAAAAAATACCGGAAAAACTCAGATGATACAAGTGACCGGATTGAAGGATGAGACTATCAGCGACATTGAACGGATGCAGGAATACGGATTTGAAACATATCCAAAAACCGACTCGGAAGCTACTATAAATTTTATCAACGGCAATCGGGATCATGGACTTGTGATTTGTATTTCCGACAGACGATACAGGCCGACAGATTTAACGGAAGGCGACACCCGGCATTATGATTATCGCGGAAATAAAATAACGTGTAAAAGTACCGGAATTGAAATTGAATGCAAAAACGGGAATAAAATAGAATTGGTATCAGGAGAGATGAAGGTGAACGGTACCAACTTGGAGGTGTTATTGTGAGTCTTGAAATCGCAAACGAAGATTTTGCAATCACGATTACACCATCCGGAGCTTGGATGCCGGGGACTCCTGAATATACGATGTTCAAGGCGACTAAATTGAAAGTAAATACGAAGTTCGCTTTAATCTGGCATTTACTCTGGCAGTTAACCGCGCTCGATTGTGTTCTTGCTGGACATACTTTGACAAATGGCGCGGGTATGATAATGCCTACAGGAAATAAATGTTTTACAAATGGAGACAATCCATTGAGGCGAACTGATTCTGGAAAATGCAACGGAGTTTTCAAAAATAATGCTGATCCGGCGGTTACTGTTTTATGTAGCTGTAATTATGAGATTACGAACGCGGGACAGAATAAGGCTTTGTGTAACTGATGGCGAACGATATAAAAATAATATGGGATGACGACCTTGCAGAAGGAGACATCCAATTTGACAACGGCGATTTGGTAAGAGAGCCGGGACTTGAAACGGCTGTCTTAATGTCGTTATATACCGATAGACTGGCGGACATTGATGACATATTGCCGGATAGCCAGTCAGACGATCGGCGCGGATGGTGGGGGGATTTAATAAATAATACGAACGATGACCAGATCGGATCGCGGTTATGGTTGCTTGAACGCGCAACGACAACAACGGAAACTTTAGTTGATGCCAAATTCTACATTGAAGAGTGCTTACAGTGGATGATTGACGACGGAGTTTGTCAAGATATTGAGGTCGAAGTAGAGAGACAAAATAGAGATGACGGAAGCGCAACACTGGCGGCAAAAATTTCAATTCTTAAATCGGACGGTACGACAACAGCTATTAAATTTTCTGACTTATGGGACGCGCAAATAGGAGAATAAAATGCCTTTTGACAGACAAACATTATCGGAAATAAATACTCAAATTGAAACTGATATTACATCGAGGATAACCGGCGCGGTCACTTTGCTCAGGCGATCAATTTTAAAAATCTTTGCGCGGGCCTACGCGGGCGCGGTCCATCTTCTTTATGGAAATATTGAATATAATAAAGATCAACTTTTTGTCACAACGGCGGACGCGGAAAATTTGGAATTGCACGCTAACGAATATGGTATAAGCAGAACGGCCGCAGTCAAGGCTACAGGCACGGGAACGGCTACAGGTACGAACGGGACTGTCATCCCGATAAGTACAGAGCTACAATCAAGCAGTAACGAGGTCTATCTGACAACAGCGGCGGCAACTATTTCCGGGAGTTCAATAACATTATCTTTAAGCGCGAAGGTTGCCGGAGCTGATGGAAACGAGGTCGGCGGCGCGGTCTTGACTTTTGTCTCTCCTATTGCCGGTGTTGACACATCGGTCACGGTTGCGACTGCTGGCATAGACGGCGGCACGGATGAAGAGACTGACGATGATTTAAGGACACGGACTTTAACACGTAAAAGACAGGCCCCTCATGGCGGCGCGGACTTTGATTATCCCGTCTGGATGAAAGAATGTTCAGGGGTGACAAGAGCATGGAGTATTCCGCTTTATCAGGGAATCGGAACTATAGGGTGCGCGTTTGTACGAGATGACGATGCCGATATAATTCCATCGGTCGCGGAAATTGCAACGGTCGAGGCATATATCAAAAGTCACGCCGATCCGATAACGGGAAAGACTATCGGAATACCAGCGACAGCGGAAGCCGGGCTGTATATGATACAATTAACTCCGATGACTTGTGATTTTTCAATTTCAATTTATCCAAATACGTCAGCAGTTCAAACGGCGGTTGAAGCTAAACTTGAAGAGCTTATTTTAGAGGAAGGCGGGCCGGGGCAGACTTTATATTTAAGTCAGATAAGATCGGCTATAAGCGCGGCGGTCGGAGAGGACTTTCACAATTTAATATATCCGACTTTGGATGTAACCGCGTCAACTGTTCAAATTCATGTTATGGGTACGATTACATGGAGTAATTATTGATGAGAACTTATAAAGAATATAGAAGGCTTTTACAAAGTCTTTTCCCACGTGGTAAGTTCTGGACACGTGCTGAAAGCGCGACACTTACACAGGTATTAAACGGGCTGGGTGAGGAGTTGTCGCGGGTAGAGGGCAGGGCAGAGGATTTAATTATCGAGTCCATCCCGTCAAGGGCAAGCGAGACTTTGGAAGAATGGGAAGAGGATTTTAATTTACCTGAGTTTGGATTAAGTCTTGCAGATTCAACAGCCGGACGGCAGGCAAGTATAAGTGCAAAACACGTGGCGGTCGGTCAGCAGAATAAAGAATACTTTGAAGAGATTGCACTGGCACTCGGATACAACATAAGCGTTACGGAATTTCAAAAGAGCCTTGCGGGTATAGTGACCGCCGGGCATGACGATATCGGAGTTTGCATAAATGAGAGCGGATTACTTGACGAAGAGGCAATATGGACAGATCCGATTCACGGGATAGATGACGGAGAATTTAATTTAAACACATTAAAACTCTGTTCGTCATTTGACGGAGTTGACGGGTCAAAAGCATATACCGATCCGATACAAGGCGCGGCGACATTTGTCGGAACTGCTCAATTAGATACGGCACAAAAAAAATTCGGTACGGCTTCGCTTTTGCTTGATGGCAATTCAGATTATGTTACATATCCGGATTCGGCTGATTTCTATCTCGGAGCTGATAATTTTAAAATTAGTATGCGAGTGCGGCTTGCGGTAGATCAAGCATCCGGTTTTTACGAGCAACATATTGATGTCAATAATAGAATATCTTTTGCTTATAACAAAACTAACACAAGACTTAGAATATATATTATCTCCAATTCAACTATTGTGACCTATTTTTATTGTTTGTGGTTCCCTGTGGTTGATACATGGTATCACATCGCAACAGTAAGAAGTGGAAATTCTCAATATATTTTTATCGATGGGATAAGTCAGACATTGATAATTCCTAATCCCATAGCAGATAAAACTCTACCAAATATAACAGCTCCTCTTAAAATTGGATACGACCAACAAAATTTTTATTATCACAACGGATGGATCGATGAAGTAGTAATCCAAAAAGGGGGAGAGGTCGAGACTGCCGATTTTACGCCGCCGACTTCTGCGACTACATACGACAGGGCGATTTATTTAAATGATTCTGCTTATGTATCGACAACGGAGCGCGGGGTGTTTTATTGGCTTGTGAATATAAACGTTTCAAAGGCCATGATGGAGTTTTACACGCTGGCGAATATCAGTCTTTTGATATCGAGTATAGAAAGTAAAAAACCGGCTCATTCAATTGTGCTTTTTAGATTTGTCGGTGTGGAATTTTCAAACGCATTTTCTCAGGACTTTGATTCTGTTCCGTGGTATGATGGGTCAAGCTGGCCGATATCTTTCAGCCGGGATTTTTCAACAGATTTTGCAAACGCTTATGATTATGATGGTGTGCGGTTGGTCGGTTCTTTCAGCAACGCGTTTTCAGAGGATTTCGATTCTTATAGGGGCGGATGTTTTTCATTCGATGAGTTTTCAACGGACTTTTTAAGGCCGAGTTAATATAAAAGCAGGAGGATTCAAATGGCAGATACACAAAGGACGCGGGCGCAAATACTTGCATTCCTGAGCGACAACGTAACTGGTCAAATTTCAGCGCAGGACTTGAGGGACACGATAGTAACAATCATGGAGCAAGAGTTTGTCAATTTTGGCGATTTCTGGGCGATGCCGCAGGCGAAATACATAACAACCGACAAGACGGCGAAAGGTTGGAAAATGTATTCTCAGGTTTTCGGGAGTGCGGTAAGTTTTATGAACGTGGTTTATCAAGGGGCTTCAGATGGAATGTGGAAACGTGCAAATTTAGCGGTATCCGCACACACGCGCGGACTGCTTGCGCTGGCGATGGATAGTTACGCCTCTGATGCTTCGGGAACTGTATTAAGGTGGGGCGTAGTTTACGATTCGTCTTTTTCAACGGTATTCAGTCAGAAGATCGGGATGCCGGTTTATCTTGATTCTACAGGTGGGATCGGTTCTATATCGGTCGGCATAACTACCCTTTCAGCGTTCGCGATTGGATGGGTCATGGCAAGCGACGGCGGATCGGCAGAGAGCGCAATCGGTAAATGGTTTTTCGCGCCGGACTGGGGCATAAAGACAAACACGAGACCGGGAGCATAAGGAGAATAATATGCATAGGATAGAAGGGGAAAATGTAGACGTAACCACCGGCGTTAATCTTTTTAAAACAACGCCGCCGTATACGGTAATCACGCCTGAACTGATGAACGCCATACAGGAAGAGATCATGTATGTAATCAGTCAGGCGGGGATGCCATTACTCAATAAGTCGAACGATACACGAGATCAGTTATGGACGGCGATGAGTCGGACAATACAGCCGTATAATTATGTAGTGTCAAGTCAGGCGACATTTAACGCGCTGTTTACGCGCACGGCGGCGAACACTTACAAGATGGCCGATTCTTACAGGTCGGTTTATTTTAAATACGTCGAGGGCGGATACTCGGTCACTCCCCTTCTGTCCGGCGGTGATACGTGGGGCGATTTATATACGAATAACGCGTCATCGGTCGAGTTTGAAAACGGGACTTATATCAACTTCGGTTCGGCGCGGGGAAATATAACTGCCAATACAGCCGGCGGATATTTGCGCAATGTAGATATCCGAGGTAGTGGCGTTGTCGGTGCGGCGGTCAATTCTTTTTACCTGCAAAATAATTATGTGACTTTCGATAATTGCAAAACTTCGGCACGAAATGCGAATGTCGATTTTGTAGGGTTTCAAGGAAGCGGAACGGCGTTACATAATACGACAAGCAAGTATCGAGATTGTTCTGTTTATGCGATTGACGGAAGCGATAAGATTTATGGATATAAAGATTGCAGTAATTTGTCAAACTGTTTAGTTTATGATTTGGCAGGAGGAGTTGATTCTGTTTCCGGATATCATACTTGCAATCAATTATCAGGATGTTTGGCAAATACAATAACATCGACAAATACAGGTTCTTTTGGATATCATACTTGCAATCAATTATCAGGATGTTTGGCAAATACAATATCTTCAACTTCAAATGCTCGAGGCTTTTATACCTGTAATCAAATTTCCGGATGCCAAGCATATACAATAACATCTACAGATGCTCAATCTTTTGGATTTGATGGTTGTGATCAAATTTCAGGATGTTATGCATACGCAATTTCGGGAGGAGGTGGTGGTGGAGATGTAGGTTACGGATTTTCATCTTGTAATCAAATATCGGCTTGTAAGGCACAGACTATATCAGGATTTACCGACGAAGGTTTTCATGCGTGTAATTACGGTGCGGCTCTTTATACGGATAAAGCGGCGAACACTGGAAACGATTTTATGGATACAACAGACGCGAATATAACAAATAAATTCAGCACTATGGCAACAAGCTGGGCATAAATCAATTTACAACGAGGAGGGTAAGGTGGATGAGCAAGCATATAAGCATATTATTCAGACTATCGCTGTGGTCATTGGCGTGGTTATACCTATTATTGTTGTACTTTTCAATCGTGTTATAAAAGATCAGGATAAAAAAGTTGAAAAATTATTCTCTTTGTGTGATCAGACACACGAGATATTAATTGAAAACACAGTTCGGATCGCTCAACACGGAATTGAAATATTAGCACTAAAAGAAGAAATGCACAGGACGAATAAATGAAACTATTGTTACATAGAATCCATGACAACGGGGATGATACTTTAGGTATTCTGTATTATCGAGATCATTATGCAGACTTGAAATACGTCTACACTTTAGAAGATGAATACCGGAAAGAAAAAGTAAAAGGTGAAACGAGAATACCGGAAGGGTTTTATGATGTCATAGCGCGAAAGGGCGGGCGGTTTTATGAAACATATTCAAAGTCAAGCGTTGAAGCGATAAGGGCGTTCACTCAAAAATATGGCGTGCTGGAAATTATAAACGTCCCGAATTTTGACGCTGTACTTTTCCACACGGGAAATACTGACAAGGATAGTTCCGCTTGTGTTTTAATTGCGGACAATGCGAACAACAACAGCGCGGTACCTGGGTATGTATCAAACTCTATGGATGCATATTCTCGATTTGTTACGGCGGTCGGATTCTGGCTGGATAAAAACGAAAAGATAATACTTGAAATAAATAATTTTGATATAGACGTTCAGAGGTTTGTGGAATGAATAAATCATTTATAAGAAAATGCTGTCAGGCTTGCATCAATACTTACAAAGGGCAACACGGGAAAGTAAAACAGGTCTTTGTCAATCCGATTGAATTTGTAAAGGGCGATGTGTCCGGTCACTATGCTATTGAAGATGATACTCTTTATATCGTGTATCAGGGGAGTCACGGGCGCGCGGACTGGATTGATAATCTGAAAATCTGGAAAAAAGAAGTCCGAAAAGTTAAGCCTTACGGAAACGCGGATTCTGATATTGAAGTACACGCCGGATTTATGGAGCAATATAAACAGATACGGCCAACTATACACGGGCTCATGAGAACTAAGAAAATTTATGCGATCGTCTGTACTGGTCACAGCCTGGGGGGTGCGCTTGCGACATTAACAGCGGTTGATATCCAGTACAATTATCCCGATAAGAATATAACGTGCGTAACCTTCGGAAGTCCGCGAGTTGGCAATAAAGAGTTTGCGGAAAGTTTTAATAAACGCGTGCCGGACAGTTGGCGATATGTCAACGGTGATGATATAGTTTGCAAAGTTCCGATGGCGATTTTATTTTATTATCACGTTGACAAGCTGGTCAATATTGGCAATAAGAAATTTTATAAATTATTTTCGTGGGAGGATCACGAGCCGGAGAGGTACTTAAAAAATATATGAAAGTAGAATATAAAGAAACAGCTATAAATATAATTGTAATTATTTTTTTAATTTTCATGTGTGGACTTTTTCAATTTGTTTGCGACCTTGATAAGCCGGACGTACAATATATAGAAGAGTAACCGCCATACGGTTTCATATCTCCTTTTTTAAGCCCTGCCCTTAATCCGGTAGGGCTTTTTTTGCGAAACTCTGCTCAGGAGACACACAGAGGCGTTTCATTTTATCAATCAATCTTGGTCTATCTGTGGGGAAAAGTCTTTAAATTGAGGCCATTCTGTAATTCTGGTGCAATGGGGACATAATACCGCAGACTTTCCTATTTAGAAAACAGCCATTCTAAACATTTAATCAAAAATGTATATCTTTTTAAGCTAAAAAAATTAACTTTTTCAAGAAAAAATAAGAAAAAATAATAAAAAGTCTTGACAAAATATTATTATGGATATATATTGTTATTATAAGAGATTAACAAAAAAGGAGAAACAAAATGAATACGAAAGAATCAAGAAATTACAACGAAAAAACAGGATACGGCGACAATGAGGCTAACGGCATTTACGAAAATGAAAAAAGTATAACTTGCCCTATAGACAAAAATTACAAATGTAACAGATTAGCAATCGGCGGAAGTACAGCATGTAATAATTGCTGTATGGATTAACCGGAGAATATAAAAAAGGAGAATGATTATGGAAACAAAAGAAATAATAATTAAAGCGATTGAATTTGAAAATGGCGATCAGTTGCTGGCAAGTCAGTACAATAAAAATTTTGTATTGGTAAAAGAAAGCGGAGTCCCATCAGGAAAAATAATAATGGAATATACCGATAATGAAATGTCCGAAATATATAAATTTTACAAAATATAATATAAGGAGGTAATATGAAATGAAGATCACAGAAAAAATGTTGTTAGACAATTACACGGGATTAACGGTATGCGGATGTAAAATATCAAAAATTGAGAAGGATGAAATATACTGGGAATATCGGTATGAGCACGGTGAAGGCGCGGCAGTATGTAGCCGAGATAAAGCAGACTTGATCAGTTTGGAATACGATAGAGTCGGGGACATTGATCTTGATATTATAGATCACCCGTCAATCGATAAGATTAATATCGATGAAGCTAAATTATGGGGCGATCGAATATAAAATAATATAAGGAGGTAACATGAAAAGAGATTATGACAGAATCACGCTGGACATACATCCGACAATTTTTAAAAAATTAAAAAAAATTATGGATGAACGGAAAGCAGTTGGCGATCCGTGTACTATGTCCGAACTTGTGCGAAAATCAATAATAAAGTTTCTGGAGGAAAAAAAATGAAAGCGGAAAACGTATTGTATAAAGACCTCGGAGCTATGGAAGTATGTAATGTAATCAGAGACAGGATTAGAAATTCGGAAAAAAATACTTACAGCGTTATGGATATTTATGATATTATCGATAAGGTAATATCGCCAACGGAAAAAAAGTTCCCAGGAGAGAAATAATGAAAACATTTAAAACAGATCGCAGTATCGACATTGAAGTTGAGATAGAACACTATTCCAAATATCGGAAATCGCCAGACCCGTACAGCCCAGACGATGACGAAGAGTGCGACGTTATTGCATATATCGTCGAGGGCAAAAAGAAAGTCCCGCTGACACAAGAGCAGATTGCATTTTTAGGATTGGAAAAAGAGGCGATTGACAATATCAAGGAAGATCAATATGAAGAATATGATCGGATAATCGATGAAAGGTCAGTACCTGAAAAATTACAGGATAGACTTAAAATGCAAATACTTCAAATACAGGAAAATTATAAAAAGGGGTTGGGATTATGATAGTCGGAAATATTTACAAGGGAATCAAGCGGATTATAGAATTTAATTTGCGAGCGATGGATGACAA